TGCTTTTCTTGGCTGCACTGTTGTGCATACCCGTGGTTGGAGTAATCCTCTTTGGGCTTTTGCTTCCGTTTATCGCCATCCCGCTAATTATTGGGCTGGTGCTGTCGGCAGCAAATATCGTCTTTCCTAACAGAAAGAGTCACAAGTAACACACCTACTCGCTGGCCGCATCATGGCGTAGAGCGCGGGGAGGTATTCAAACCAATATAGATAGGGGATGCAGATGTCCAAACCGGACAAGGTTGGCTGGCTTAATTCAGTCGCCAGCGCAGCCCGCAAAGCCGTCAAGGCGGTCGGGCAAGCGTTTAAGAAGGTTGCAAGGCTTTTTGCTAAGTTAATTACCGGTGCAGTTCACTACCCCGTGCGCGCGATTGAGGTCGCTGTACGGTTTACGATCAAGGTGATTGAGGTCTCCTTGTTCGTTGTTGCGGCAGTTCTGGTCGCAATCGTTCTTGCTGTGTTGTTTGTGCTAGCCGCCACTGTCATGGTGGTGTACAAGCTCATTAACGGGATCGGTCTTGCTTTACGTTCCCCTTACGACCTCACGCGACCAGGCGGCAAAGAAGGTGTAAAAACCAATTTTGCCATGTGGGCGCAGTCTTGGCGCCGGAGCTATTTCACTTGCATGACTCCAGGAGACGTTATTCGTCGCGAAGCGGAGTTGGCCAAGAAAAACGAGTACGCCACGGCATGGCGGCTCATTGGTGAGGCAACTGAAGAAATGGAACAGGTCGAAAAGATGCGCAGCATTAGACCAGCCACCAGCAAAAAAGGAAGGCGTCAGCCATCCCGCGGTAAGTCTCCAAATCTCAGAATAGTCTAGCTTCACCAAGTATGGCCCCTGGAAATACGTCCAGGGGCTTTTTCTTTTAGGAGGGAAAAACACGAATGGCTCTTATTCGTATTGCGGTGGATTTAAATATCTCCGAATACCCGAATAACGAAGACCTTATGCAGTTTGAGAAGTCGCTTTACCAGTTTGTTGAGGGTGTCGCGTCCGAAACTCTCGGCTACACCGTTGCTGAAAGATCAGTGTTTTGCCAAGCTCACCTGCATGAGTCCTCAGCGAATTACTCCTGTGAGCACTGCGTTAACCTATCCGATGATCGAAAGAGCTGAAAGGTAAAAAATGTCATACACATTATCCGATAATTCAAAGTCAGTTGATGCAGTAAACGCAGCGTTTGCTCAGTTAGCCGACGCCACCGCTACGGTACTTACTGCAGATCGCGGGATCAAGACGCACGCGGAAACATACATCGCGATCCCGGAAACCAGCTCTAAGGCTAAGGCAGCTGAGTTGCTGACCAAAGCCGCAGCGGAGGAAAAGCAGCGTGAGCCTTACGCCAAGACCTTCAACTACCGCCCGTGGGACATTGCCCTGAGTGTTCAGCGGGTCATGAAGGCGTACTACGGACACGCTCCCTTCGCAGTAGAAGGACAGACTGTGCAGATTGAGGTTCCGATCTCGCACACCGAGTCAGAAAAGGTGCCGTGGGGCACGTTTGAAATGCCCGAGATCAAGGCGCTCATCACTCTGGATTCCACCTACGACCGTAAATACGGCACAGTTGGACAGCTGAGCGTTTCTTCTCCTCGGATGTACCACCCGGTTGTTGAGGGCTGGTTTCGAGCAATTGAGGAAGACCTGAAGGTCAACTCAATCTACAAGAACAAGGCCATTACTTCGGCGGACATGCCCACGTTCCTCAACCCGTACGTTACTAAGCGGGACGAAATCGTGTGGTCCAAGCCCGTCGATGCCTCGTTGCGTGGAGCACTAATCAACGTGATTAGGCACACCGACCGGGCACGCGAGCGCGGAGTCAAGTTGCACCGCTCGGTGTTGTTCTACGGAGAACCAGGCAACGGAAAGTCTGAGACGATCAACATCGTTGCTCAGCACTGCATGGAGAATGGCTGGACCTATGTCATGGCCACCACTACTCTTCGTGAAGCGCTGCAGACTGCTCGGCTGTTCGCTCCAGCGGTAATTGCTGCAGAGGACTTTGAGCGCTTGATCCGTTCAGCAACCGATGAGGAGCGCAATGAGCTTCTTGAGGAACTGGACGGAACTACGTCCAAGGGTCAGGAAATCATGTTGGTCACCACGACCAACTTTATTGAGGACCTGGAGAAGGCCGCCCGTCGCCGGATGTTTAAGGAGATTGAGTTTGGTCCTCTTGACTTTGAAGGCATCGTTCGCTTTCTTAACCTCAAGCTTAAGGGACAGGCTCACGAGGACCTTGACTACGGTTACGTCGCTGGACTTCTTGACGGCTGGGGCAACTCCTATGTCGCCAAGGTCATTGACTTTGCCACCTCATTGGCCCTGTCTCACGAGATTCCTCTGATCACTACTGCTGACATGATTGACGCAGTAGACGCCCAGCGCCCAGACTGGGAGGGCTACCAACTCGCCAAGTCCCGCAGGGAGGAAGACGTCTTTGGCAACATGTTCAAGACGGTTGTTTCACAGGCCGTTGAAGGCATGCTCGTCAAGCAGAATGACGAAGGCGATTTGTCCATCCAGAAGTACAACTCCTAGACAAGACATGCGGGGATGGTCGGCACTCGTCCGTCGGCCCTCCAAATGTTTGGAAGGAGACTTTGTGCAATACGAAAAGGACGAATACTGTGAGGTCAATTCGTTGCCGCTATGCGATATTTGTGAGCGGCTACCGGCCTCCTACGACACCAAGACCTTCTACGGACCTTGGGGATACCTCTGTCAGGTCTGTTACCCAATTCACGGCGCTGGGCGCCTTGGCGAGGGTTACGGAAAGAAGCTCGTGCTTAAGGAGATCAAATGAGCGATCAAGACAAGCAAATGTACGAATTGTACGATCAGTACCGGTCTTGCTTTGATAGAGCCCGGGAACAAAACAACGAATCGGATCTGCTGGGCGAGATTCTGGCTGAAGAGGTCATGGAGATTGTCCATCAATCAAGCGATATCCCAGAGGAAGATGAAGCTGAATTCTGGGATGCTGCGTGGCGGGATCTCACTAGCCGAGCTTTTATGGCTGGGATCATATACGCTTCCGATCAAAAACCAGATGAGTATGACGCTTTAACGGTAGTTCTTGACTCCGACAGCGTATCTGGGGTAGTCAAGGGTCTGGTTGACGGTAGGTTGAGCATCCACTTAATTGTGGAGCGCCCATGACGGATGACACCGGAATGCTACTGGAACAGCTGATGTCTACCGCCAACAGTCTGTTCCGCGAAATAGAAAAAGAAGTTAGGGACTATTTCACCAGCGAAGGAGCAGTTGACCGGCTGCTGGCAAAGCTAGCGGCAATCTGCATTTGGATTGTTGCTCTGATCATAGAGATGTTCTGGCAATCGTCCTCAGCGAAAGTGCTGTCTTTAAGCATGACGGAATGGGCGACATCACTCTGGGGGATTAATGGAAACACTGCTTGAAACTGCAATGGTCAAGTTCTACGCAGATTTGCTAGAAAAGACTGTTTCTGCGCAGAACGAGTCGGAGCTTAACGAATCAATAGCCAGCGTGATGAAAGAAAATATGCTTGGCATTGACCTTGATGAGCTGAGCATCTACATAGATAAAGCGTACAAGCAGATCGTAAGTGGCTTGCTGTACGAGTCAGACGAAGGTGGTTTTACTCCGCAGATTACTGCCGAGAACGCAGAAGCCATACTCTTTTGCAACGCCATGTACGCAACCGCTATGAAATCAATTGCTGCGTATATGTTTCAACTTGGTTGGAAAGCAAAAGAGGCAGTCATGGAGGGTTTAGATGAAGGCTAAGCGAACCGGAAATTACGGATATAAGTGTCCGGAATGTGAAGGATCGTTCTCCGATGACGACTGGATACAAAAAAAGATGTGGATTATTGCAGACGGTTATTCTATTGAATGCTCTGAATGCGGTGAATACCACTTTACCGAAGAACCAACCGAGGTATTGGGTTGGGAATGCGGAGACGATTGCATCATGTGCCAGTCTTCAGAACCCGACCTTATAGAAATGTGGCGGTGTGGGGAATGCGAGACTGACTACGCAGACAAAGAGGAGGCTGGTGAATGTTGCCAGTAAACGTCAGTGTCAGTTAACAGCGCCTGAATTCGCTGAAAGATTGCTCACGACAGTAACCTCAGTTGTCACCTTTCCGACTGAGGATTTACCTAGGTAACTCTGCTGACACTGACGAGGTCCCTGGCCCCCCGAAAGGGGGGCTGGGGGCTTCTTTTTTTTTATGCCCAAAATCAGTCAAAACTAAGAACCAATTGATGTATTGCAAATTGAAAGGTCTGTTCAGACAGTGTAAGCGGGGCATTAGTTAGCTCTGCAGAGAACACTAGGTCTCCATTGCTTGCCGGATCTGCAACTGTCCAGATTCCAGCGTGTGTAATTGTTCCCGTTGGCAGGCCACGTACCGTGGCAGCGGTACTGTTCCACGCTCCAAGGCCGCTAGCAGTAGTAGCAAACGACACTACGGCTCGCTGGTAGACCAAAGAGGTCAACTCAGTTCCTCCTGGATTTGTTGCCAGAGCTGGGTCGGAAATATGAAGGCCGACGTAAAAATTTCTACCAATCAGGTAGTCAGTAATTTTGCTAGTGAGAAACTCTGTAACTGCCATGTCATGTCCCTTGCGGCTTGTTAAGGAGACGGCCAAGGAAATAAACGTCCTGCGCCGGTGATTCACAATAAATAATGACTTTTGCGTGCCCGGGTAGATTTCCTGTTACTGGAATCTTTCCAGGGTTACGAGTTTCCCACTTTACCGTTGCCTTACTTAAGTCTACTGACCAAGTAGATTCGTCTTGAAGTAAACCGGTCTTTGGCGTGCTAGGAAGCACTTGGGTAGCTGGCCAGTATCCTGCTGGATTGTGGTACGTGCCCCACCCGTTCAGGAATCCAGCAACGCTGTTCGGAAGGGTAAATTGAGTGTTTAGGCCATTTCCAACTACCGTGTCTATGTAGCCACCGTCTGGGTATCTGTCAGTCCAGGCTAGTTCAAAGAATGGGTACGGGGTATATTCCGGCCATCCTTTTGTTTGAGTGTAGCGCGTATATACTATGCTTCCTGCTGATCCAGACGTAGCGGCAGTGACAATGGTAAATTTTGCCGTAGATCCTAGGGAAAAGTCCTGAGCTGCTGTAGTGCCCGGGGCCAACCAAACAATTTCTTTGTTTGCCATATTAAATCCAGATGGTATGCCAATCCTATCTTTATAATTGTTAATGCTTTCGGTAAACTTTCCGTCTTTATTTTTTCTTTCAAATTCAGTAGGTACTTCGAAAACTTTGTTGACTGCCCGAGCTGTTCCGTTGGAAGTAGAGTTTACTGCCGCGTTTACGTTTTCAATAAACAAAGTTGCTTCGTATGGCAATTTTGGAGTAGACGAGTCGACAATAAGATAGCTAAACCACTGAGCAGTTTTCTTAGATTTTGTTTTTTGCTGCCATTGCCGAAATCCGTATACCCTTATTGTGCCTTGAGCGTGCGTAGCGCGTTGACGCCATGGGGATACGGTAACTGATTTGCTACCAACTTTACCGGAGTCTTGAAACACTCTAGGCATGACGTTTTCGTCAATATCTACTCTAGAATAAAAAGAAGCGTGAAACTCCACCGGCAAGACGTTTCCATCTATGTCGTACGCAGCCATTTGCAGCATTCGAATATCTGAATACGAAGCTAGCAATACCGTGCCTAAGAAGTAATTTTTTGAATTATCAATATAATTTGCCTTGGTAATTTTGGCGTAGGCGTTTTCGTATTTTCGCGGAGGATACTTTGTAGTTACGTCCGTCCACGGGAACGAAGATCCCACGTCATTTACTTCGGCAAATATTTCGGTTGATTTTCCTGAGGAGTAGGGAATGATTCCAGACTTACCGGGCTGCCACGGCAAAAGAATGTCTGGCGGAAAGTTCTCTCCGCGATTTTTGACGTTTACAGATCTAATGGTATCTAGTGGATCGCGAGTTCGCGCGCGCATTTCTTCAACTGTGTCAATATCGCGCTGTTTACTGTCAATGGTAAGGGTGACTCTACCGTCTTCAGTATTAACTGACACGTTAGCAATGTGAAATAGCACAGCGTTGTTTGCGATTCCAGATACTTCAATAGACATTCCCGGCTGAATGCAGTATCTCGGGTAGGTAGTACCGCTAGCAGTAGATGGGTCGCTGGAAAGCACAAGAGATCCAGAATAACCAGGATCGGCATTTTGCAGCAATTTCTTGCGTGATACTTCCAAAGCGTCCGACAGTGTCATTCCATCGGAAATGGTAAGAGATCCCTCGTTAAGCATTGTGTCGGCGTTAAGAACGCTAGGCAGAGAGGCAAAAGGGGCAGCGTTATTGAAACTTAGCCGGTTTGACAGCGCACTTTTGTTACCAGAAGGAACTTTGTAGTTAGCTGGAGTGCTTCTCCCAAGTGAGTTGTAGGGAGTCCCGTCGAGGTCTTTTCCCGTAGTGTAAAGGGAATTAGGCGCCGTGCTGTAATCCTGGCTAAACCCAAAAGTTACCCCCGGAGTTGCTAGATCGATACGCAGAGCGTCAGACACTGACATATCGGCTCGCACCTTAAGTCTGGGCACCCAGTGGTCGTTAACGAGCGTGTACTGTCGACCCGCTGGGGTGTACAACATTGGCAGCAATGTTGACTTAATAAACTCTCCAGCTTTGCTTGAAAGGCTGCCAACGGACCTTGTAGACACTCCAGACCATTTGCTTCCTGGTCGCACACCAACTGGCGCCAAAACGCTTCCCGCGGGATAGGTCCCCATGGTGGCGCAATCATTTGATTTGTGAGTGGTGACCATACCTGTAGGAAGAAGTCCGACGCTAACAGCCCGTGCAACAAGCATGTTGATTACTGTCTCTACCGGGTATGGGTTGCTAGTGACAAAAGGTACGGCAAGAATGTTGTTGAGAATCTGCAACGCGCCAATACATTCTACGGTGGTGCGCGAAGTACTATTGTCTTGTGACTGATCCCACGAAGCAATGTATCCGCACCAGCGCCAATCGCGAAGAATTGGCTCTAAGTCAGTGCCAAGCGATTCAGGGTCAATTCTCCAAAACATTTCAACTTTGCTAAAAGGGCGCAACCAGCTAATGTCGCCGTTTCCAGGCTTGTCGTAAATTGTCACGGCGGGCAAAACAAAAGACAACTGATTGTCACCAAAAGGGTCTGAAATTGAGAAATCGCCAATTTGCGTGGGGATACCGCGAACAATAGTAATGTCTATGGGCTCACCACTTGGAGGAGTTACCTCGATTGCCAAATATCCAAGTGCTCTGTTGTCCACAGTAGTTGCCGAGATCATGCCGCTACTACAATCTGGTAGGAAGTACGAAGACTAGACATGATTTTAATTACTTCTTCTTGAGATGGGGCGCTTTCCCAAAAGCCAACATCAAATACCGTCATCTGACCGCACTTGTCAATTGTTCCGTTAGACCGACCAAGTAAAAATTGAGTGGAATATGGAGACTTAGTTCGCGATATTGATTTAATTGGGTTATCTTGCGAAGAAGGTCTCGCTGAGTTTTGATTCCATATATACAGCTCTAAAGCAGATCGTCTTCCAACAATTGCAATTACTACTGGCCATTCACTAGACACGTTTGCTTGGGAAATTTTTAGCGGAGTAGTTCCGGATGTTCCCAATTTAAGCAAAGTATTGTTGTTTTGTGCATTTGCGTGTAGATATACACGGTTTTCAATAGGCTCAGTAAAATCAAACAGCGTCTCGTCCTGCGGTAGTGCCGCAGACAATGGTGTTGCGGCTCCGGTGTCTATAATTGCATACTGGCTTGTGGTCTCGTAAGGATCAACCACTAACGTGAGCATAAAGGTGTCGGCGGTGTCAATAGGAAAAGACGCCCACATGTGTTTGTAGCTCGACACGGGAAAAGACAATCCAGTTCTATACATATTCCGGTACGCTCCGGATACTCGCTCTGACCATTCTCGGATAATCTGCTCTGGGCCGTAACCTGATCCAGTAGACCAGTAATAACTTTCGTTGGTAACTGGGTTAATAGGAAGCCACGTAGAACCGTTGTAATTAACAGAAGCTATCCAACGCTTTGTCGCGCCTAAATCAAGGTTACTAAGATTGTCGTTGGAAACAACCTGTCCGGACGCCGATGTAGTGGCTCGAAATACCGAAAGGGCCTGCGGCGTGGAAGAAGGAAACCCATCGTAAACCGCGTAATCAGGAACTTCTAGGCGCATTGCCCTAAGTGGGTAAATTCGTGTGTCTAGATCGGCCTGAGTTCGCAACACGGTAATTGTATTTGAAGCAATTATTCGGCTTGCGGCAGATGTCGCAGGTAGCTTAATTTGTGCCACCCTAAACCTCCCCTGGGTTTACCAGGAACTGCAGCGCCCCCTCAGGAAGGACCACTTGGTCTCCAGTCATTACATTAAACCTGCCGACAATGTCAGAGTACGCAATAACGGAACCAGCCACCAAATCGTCGCAAAGAGCAAATCCAATAATTCTGCCCCAGTCCGCAGTGGCTTCTTCAAAAAACAGATCTTCTTTCAGAACTATCGCGCCTAGTCCGTCAACTTCAAAAGACGTGTAATCATTTGGTATTGCCAAGCGAGAGTATCCGTCTGCCGTATCTGGTTCGTCAAGGCTGCTTCCGGAATCAGTATCGTTTGGTGTTGTGTAAAGCAGAGCCAAATAAAGAACTTGCGGCGTTTGTAGAAGCTGACCAAAAGTGGTTGCTATCAAAAGTTGACGCCCATAGGAAGTAAAGTTCACTGCGCTACCCTCTCCAGGAACACCTGTGGTTGCCGAGTAACCGAGAGCTTAACTGTAGCCATGGCATTGTTAAGCAGCTCACGGCTCATCTCTACGCTGAAATCTGCAGCTAGGCAGTCCCAGGTGACTCGGACCTCGTCAAGCTCGTAGCGGACCTGGTAGGACAACTGAGTGGCGCAAGCGATGAGGTAGTCAATAGACCCGCGCATTTGTGTCTGGCTAGTGCCCATGACATAAACCGAGACGCCCTCCTCTACCGCGTCCGGTACTGCGTGCACCAGATACTTTCCCGCAATCCACGGGCTAGTTACCTCAGTGCGCCTCCAAGACTGGCTGTAGGAGTTAAAAGATTCAGCGGTAACCCGGTAGTTAATAGTGTCGTTGAGATCCAACCAGCCGCCTGAAGGCGTAGAAATAGCGCAAGTAAAGTTAGTAAGGTTCTTTTCCTGAGCTGTGGGCTGTTCGGGTGAGATGTCCCCGGGAGTAATAACGACGGCCATCTATTTCCTCCTCGTTAGGGCAGCCATGCGCTGCTTGCTTGCGAGTTTGCGGGCCATCTCGTTGGGGTCTTGCGCCTGAACGGTAATTTCACCATTGAAGTTTGTAGAGGCGTTAATGTTGGTTATTGATCCATTATCGGTGCCCTTGTAGGCAACCGTAGAAGCGTAGTTTCCTTGCATTGCCTGCTTGAGGGCAGAGCGGTTAATCCGCATGTCGTTTATTCCGCTCATTATGTCGTCGCCATAGTAATTGGAAGATTCGGCGCGGTGGAACCATTCACCCTTTTGCGCCATGACCGGTACGGTGTCGTAGGGATGACCAACTTTGCCACCCCAGCGCTTTCCAATGGTGATATTTCGAATGTCAACAACTTGGATTGGGCCGCTTCCGGCTGCTGACGTAATTACAACACGACCAGAGTTCCCGCCATTGTACTTATCTGTTTCAGGGTTGCCGGGCGCCGTTCCTGTGGTTCCATCGGTTTTTGGCTTGATAGTAAAGGAGTACGTAGAACCATTAATTGATCTAAGAGTAGAAACAAGAGCATTTGCCTGCGTCAAGGTTTTGTCAGTTTCCGGAGTAGAAACAATACCAAGTGTGACCGTTTTCCCGTCCAGCGCTCCCAAAGACGTGCTTAGATTGTTTGCACCATCAGAAAGAGTGACAAGTTGGTCGTAAATTGGACCTCTAATTCCTAAGTTTTGTCCGACCGCAACAATATCTTTTAAAGTCCCTAGGGTGGTTCCTGGGCCATCGCCCATGAGGCTATTAACTAGCGCAAATCCGTCATAAAGGTGCGAAGTGCCATCTACCATGTCCGTGATGGAAAGTTCAAACGCAGTCTGCGCACGTCCCATTGATTCTTGAAAGTCTGCCTCTGCCCACTCAGCGTTGCGCAAGAAATCGGCTCTTGCATGGCGCACAGATCTGGCAAAATCCTCTCTGGAAAGCCTTAAAGACAATTTAAATGCTTTTTCTTGCCTGTTTAACTGTCGTTCAAATTCTTCGTCTTGTCTCTTTAAGCTGCGCTTAAATCCTTCTTCTTGAGTGCGGTAACCAAAGTTGTCTTCGTTTGCAACAATATCGGCAGTAGCCTTTCGGCGTTGACCATAAATCTGCGTAAGACTAGCGGCGTCTTGAGAACTCATAGTGCGAACAAGCTCATCCAGTTGCCCGGCGTTAGCTGGGTTAGTCAAATCAAGCATGTCAATGGCGTTGCGCGCCGCAGCTTCGTTGGGGAATAATTTCTTAAACAAGTTAAGGTTTTTGCGCTGGTCTTTAAGCAAACGAGTTTGGTCGCGCAAGTTAGAAAAGAGCATGGTTTTACTCATTCCGCCCTGAGCCTGAACGGTCTGGTAGGGGTTGTAAATTGTTTGCATTTGCTGGGAGACCATGTTTTTAATTTCGCGCTGATGATCCTGAAGCGAGTATTTACGCTGGCGCTGAAAATCTTCCTCTGCGTATCTACGCTGGAGATTAAAGTTTGTTATTGAACGACTTTCTTGTCGCCGGAAATCATCTTTTTGTCGTCCCATACTTAATTCAAAACTAAAGTTGCTTCGAACAAGTTGTTTTTGGTAATCCGCCTGTTGATAACCCATTTGAGTGTAAAAGTTTCGCTGGGAGATGCCTGCGTTGTTAAGCATTGAAATGTAATCGTCATATGCTTTTTGGATTTCTTGCTTGCTATTCTCAAGTTGTTCTGAAGTGTTGGATACTCCTTCTGACGCAATATCAATATTAATCCCAGAGCGCCGCCGAATTCTTCCTCCGGCCCGTCCAGCAAGAGTTTCTGAGGAATATTTATTAAGAAAGCTTTGCGCGTCAAGCAGCGCTTTTTGGCTAACCCCCATTAGCCCGACAACACGGTTATAATCGGAAACGGTGTCTTGACCGCGTTCCGCCATCGACATAAACCCTCTGTTAGACGAGCGGTAAGACATAAGCTGACGCTGCGCGGCATCATAGAGTTGGTACAGCCGACTAGAAGTATCGTTAATGTTGTTTTTAAAACCTTGAAGCCCTGCAATCGCATCGTTTAGTCCGCCTGCAAAACCTTTTGTAAGCTGAACTAATTCGCCTACAGCGGCGGCGTTCGCCTTTGGATCGTTTAGGCGCGTCAACGCATTACCAATAATTGGTGAGTCTACAATCTTTTTTCCAACATCGGATGCGCTTAGCTTTGCAATCACTGGGTCAACAGTTTTGTTTACGATTTTGTTTGGATCAAATTGGGCACTCATAATGCCCTCAATGCCGCCCTGCTCTTTGATATATCTTTGTATTCCCTCGCCGCCGTGGTCTTGAAGCATTTGGTAAAAATTGCGTACTAAATCATTTGGGTCTACACCGCTATAACCGGTGTTTGAGCCAATGTTTGCTGCCGTGCCAGTAAATGTGAAATTCCTAAATATACTTTCGTTAAACTGATCAAAACCGTAAGACGGAGCCGAAATTTTTAAACCCTCTAACAACGTCTGGGCAGTGTCAATTGGATCAACAGTAGAATTAAAACCGGATTTAGACCGATCAGCCTCTCGTGCTCCAAAAAACGCTCCTTTTGCAATCTCGCGAAGTCCACCAGCATAAAGTTGTTTGGCATCTTCTGGGCTAGTTAAGCTAAGCTTTTGGTAAGCAGTATTTAGGTCTGAAAAAGCGCGGTTTATTGAATTTTGCGCGCCTTCGGTGACGTTAGCTTTTTTAGTCGTAAAATCAAATACGCCTGCCGGTACTCCAAAGAAAGCATCTTGCTGCCTTCCGGCACTTTCTCCTGCTTTTCTGAAGTCATCAAGCGACAAAACTCCGGTAATCTGCCCTTGATTTTGCTCTTTTGTTTGGTCAGACAGCCGATATGAATTTCCTTGACCGATTCCGGTAAATTTGCGGTATTCGGTAAGCATGTCTTGAGCCTTTAAAGCTCCAAATTTTTGGATTAAGTCAAGCTTAAGACCGTCAAAAAGCTTTGGGTCATAGTCTGGGCTTAGCCGTTTCATCCAAGCCATAACTGCTTCTTGGGAGTTCCCGGCAATGTAATCGGACGTGTATTTTCTGTCCGGAGCCATAGCCGCGTTAACGTCAGCTACAGTAATGTTTGCGGTTGCTTCTTCAGTACTCATGGATTTCTTTGCTGACGAAACCGCAGCGGCAAAACCAGTTACTTCTGTAGAGGCAAAGTCAAGAGCTCTGGCGTATTCGTTTGCTGCCGAATAGTAAACCGAAGAGTCTTGAACAACTTTCTTATTCCGGTTGTCTGAACCGGAGTTGTACATTGCCCAAATCCCCATACCAATGCTCGCCAAAGCCATTGGTCCGCCAATGCCTCCCAAGAGGTTGCTACCTAGAGCTTTTATGCCGCCACCAAGTTGCCCGGCGACTCCGCTAATTGCGCTGCCACCAAGAGCGACACCCATTTTGCCTGCCGCGTAACCCATTTTAACAAAATCTCCAGCTGCGCCCTTTATTGCAGCGCCAAGCGAAGGAGCCGGGCCAACTCCCGCAGCAATCCTCGTGCGAGCGTCGTCCATCCCCTTGCGTAATCCGTCTGTGCTTGTGAACATGTTTTTAAGCGCAGTGCCAGCGTTTGTCAGGTTTTGCTTTAGATTTCCGCCTGATTCTTTTGCGTCTGTTCCAGCCAATCGAGCTGTGTTATAAAGGTTCTCGTTTGCTCGAAAATACCAACCAGCTCCTTGTGCAAGGTATGCACCCGCGCCTCTAATAATCCCGCCTACACCGCCACCTCCTGCAGCTGAAGGCGTGTAGCCCATTCTGTTAGCTAATTGCCCGGCTCCTGCTGCGGTGTTAAACAAAGCTTTTTGAACAGGACCCATTTGGTTATTGACGTAACGCTCTTGAAACCTGTCTCCAGTCCTTAAATCTCCGGCGCCGCCTCTAAACCCAGCGGATAGAGCGCGCAATCCAGACAGGGCAGTAATAGCCAAAGCCAGAGGAGTGATAATTGGAGCGATTGACAACAACGCCGCTGCTACGGCGGCAATTGGGGCAACAATCCCCGCTATAACAGAACCAATTTTAAGAATAGGATCAAGAATTGGCATGACTTTGCTAAGCAAGGTTCCAAAAAGTTGGACAACCTTTGTCAAAGGACCAATCCACATTTCGCCAATTGTTGATCCAATTTGTTCAAACTGGTTTTGAACGCGGGACAAAGAAGACCCAAGATTGTCCTCGGCAGCGTCCGCGGCTTTTCCAGTCAAACCAGAATTGTCTCCGGTGGCGTCATAAACAGTCTTACGCAGGTTTCCTGAGGAAGACACTGCTTGAATAGCCCGTTGAGCCCGTACTCCGTCAATTCCTAGCTGATCAAGAATCTGCAAAGACTTTGGACCAGCAGAGTTAATTGCCTCAAAAATTTGAATAATCGACTCGGATTTATTCATCTTTTCAAATTCGCCTGCTGTCACCCCAATGAGGTTGGCGTATTTGGCCATATCGGGTGAACCGGACTGAACGCCTCGGGTAATCTCCGAAAGAATTGAGTTAAATGTGTTTGCAGCCGCGTAGCCGTCCGCTCCAGCTTTGGAGAAAGCTGCCGAAAATCCAATTACCTCAGTCGCGCTTACTCCCGCTGCGCGGGCTACAGGGGCGATGGATTGAGCAAAAGAAGCAACAGATGAAGCCGCTACGCCCGCTTGTGAGGAAACTTTAACCAGGGAATCGGCGTAACGGTCTAGCGAGGCGGCGCCGTTTCCAAGAGTTCCCATTTGCTGAGCAAACTGAGTAAGGCTGGCCGCCATAGCGGTCGCGGACTCTCCAGTGGCCTTGGATAGCTGGTCCATGGTCTTTGCGACCTTGACGACCTCTGCAGGGCCTTTAACGCCCATCTGGGTAAGCGCGGTGGTGAGCTGGGCAATCTCCCCGCGGCTAGTTGAGGAGTCCCGGGCAATCTTGTTGATGCCGTCCCGGTAGGTCGCCATGCTGGCGTTAAACTGGCCTTGGTTCTTTGACGCGGCTGCCGTTACGCCAGAAAGTGTTTTGAGTTGCTGTTCAAACTTTGACGCAATTGCTACGCCAGCAGCAAGCAAACCTACGTCTGCCGCAGCAAAGATGACCAGTCGCGTAGCGGCGGCCTTGCGAACCCCTGAGATGGCCGCGGACAGCGTGCTAACGCCTCGTACAAGCTTTTGAGTAGAGGACTCAGCCTCGTTGATGCTCTGGGTGTAGTTGGAAACGTCAGCGGTCAGGACTACGTTAGCGTTAGCGCTCTCATTCGACGCCATTAAGCCTCCACCTCCGCTCCATGTTCACCAGGTATTGCGCGTGCTCCCTAGTGCCAGTGGGCATTAGCGACACCGTCGTCCCGGGCATCTGTCTGCCTGCTTCCTCGCCGGATATTTCTTTGAGGTAGCAGCCCATGCAGAACTTTTCTACGGGCTCGTAGGCGTGCTTGTCCTCTTCCCACTCCCATTCTGCTGTGCCGCACATGCCACACTTGGCGTTCTTCTCAATAAAGAACGCAACAGCCTTGGAACGGTCGTCTGGGGACCAGGAAAGGAACTCGGAGTGGGTGATGCCGTATTCGGAACAGATAGTCATTTCTAAATAGAATTGACCGTCAGCCCTCAGACGGCTTCGGTAGGGGGGACCTCCATGCCCTGGTTGCAGATCTCAACAGCCGACATGAACAGCTGCATAACTTCGCCGCGGTTCCAGTCAGGTGAATTCCAGATCTCCGACCATTCCTCCTCAGACATCTCTGGCTCTGTGCACACCTTAGACAACAAGGCGGGCGCAAAAGTATGGATGTTGTAGGAGTTACCCTCTGACTTTTGTTCAGTGTTTGGCGGGTTTTTAGTCAGCAGCTTGTCATAGTCCAACGATCCGATGGACTTGAACAGCAGCGTGACCTCTTCCAGCGCGCCATCCTCATTGGGCATTTTGAGGACAACCTCGCGAGAAAGGCGTGGCTTAAGCTTTAGACGCTCAAAAGTAGCTCGCTTAGAAGCGTTTGATTGCTTCTGACGGGACACTCTTACGCTTGCCTCGGGCATAGACAGCGCTCCTTATTAGTAGGTTATGAGAGAACAACAGCCTCGTTCGGGCGATCAAGGACTGTAGCCTGCACCGTGAAGGTGAGGATCGTGTTGTTGGCCATGTTTGACATCGACCGCTGGGTGATGCGCACTGGCCACAGCTCAACAGTCTTGCTGGCTGTGGGAGTAGCACCGGCAGTGCCGAAGCGGGCAACAATGAAGTAGCCCTCAACACCACGGCCCAGGGCACTCCATGCAGTGTCGGACGAGTCATCGCGGTATAGGTCCGCAGACAGCGTGCCCTGCTCGGTGCCAGAGATCGTGCGCTCAAAGATCGAGTCCATTGCCGGGGCAGGCAGCACATTGAGCTGCGCCGAGGCGTTGAGACTAATCAAGAACGGCGTCAGGTTGGTAGCACTACTGACGGATGATGCCGCGTACGAAGTGACGTACGAGGGTGAGGAAACGGTCTTAAAGCCGATCCAGGTATTAGCATTAGGAATCAAACGTGCCACGGCTCAGTCCTCCGAGGAGTTGGTCTTGTCATTTGATTTCACCACAGGCTGCTCGTCACCCTTGTGAGGGGCGTTGATGATTGTGGTGATGTGATGCGCGGCGACGGTTTCGCCTAGCACCTCGAAGGGGATCGGATCGGTCTCAATGATCTGGCCATTGTGAACGCTGATCACTTCGTATCCGAGTGGAACCCATACGCGAAGAGCTTCCTGATCGACAATGGCAGTGTTGCCATCTGGATCAGCAATGATGTACTTGCTCACGCCGTCTCCTTTATAATCCGATAATCCGAACCACGATGACGTCAGATTCGCCCCAATAAGGTGGATCCACCGCATCAATGCGCTGAACTGCTCCTATCGAGGACACTGTTACCAGGGCTACCCGGTATCTGGCGTCTCCTAAGGACAATGTTTCCCGACGTAGCAAGTCAGCCTTGGTACGCGAGGCGTCGGCCATCCACTCACACTGTTCAGGAGACACTCCAAAAGAGGAAATTGAGTACAAAAGTTCCCAGTCAGCCTGTAAATTAGCAATTGGACCAGAGGAAGAAGAAGCCGACATAGCTGCGACTACCGAATAGGGGACAAAATTAGTCCCGGTTTTGTTTGGTTGGCCTATCCAGCCGGAATCCTGCGGAGCGCGGTTGTTGCCAATTTTTGCCCCGCCGGTCTCCAATTTTTCAATAAACTTTTTGGTGAGTATCCTGCGCTCAATCATCGTGTTCCCCTCGTTATATTTAGTGCGCCGCTGGCAGCTAGTTCAGAAGCTGCGTCCCCAAGCGCTGCCGTAAGAGCCGGGCGCATGTATGGGCGGGCCGAAATACCCGGGTGTTTGACAAGTTTTGCCGAAACCCATTTACCGTCTTTGGTTTTGAACACCAATCTTCCATCTGAGTTTTTAGGACGGATCTCGTAAGGCTGGCCGGGGAACTCTCCCTTTGAACCAGTGCCGTACTCCTGATATACCCCGTAAGGAACCTGTGGACCAATGCTGGCGCGCAAGGGGTTCTCGTAGGTAATAGTTATTGAGTTACGCAGCGCCCCAGTCTTAAAAGGGGCGTTAGTGGCTGCCTCACTACGCACTTTCTCAGCAATAGTGCGGATCATTTCTGCGGCGGCCTTAGGAGCATTTGCCTTAGCGCTGGCAAAATTGCCCAGCAAAGAGGTCAAATCGGCGCTTGCGGCGGTCACTCAGGTCTCCAGGTTCGGTTCTCGTAGAATCCAACAACTTGCATACGGCGGGTGGCTGAGAGCATTCCGCCGCCATCTACCGAGGTAATTCGGAACGTGCGTCCAACCAGATCAGGGTCATACGGGCAGGTCAGGACAAGTATTGTGTCGTCATTACTTGGCACTGGTGTGTGCGTAACTGGTATTGAGCAGTAGGTGGCGCGCGTCGTAAACTCGCCTTCTCCTACAGGAATTGCTCCCGCCCCATCTACGCCCCAAATACGAGCTTTTCCTTGATAAGAGACTTGGCCCTGCCCCGAGACGATTTTCCCTGTGGCTGGGTTTAACTCAGTTTTGGTGTTCCGGTAGATTTTTACCTGGCACTGCATCTGAGCCTCGGCCCGCCTCCGGACATATTCGCTAGCGCTGGTAGGAATTGTCCTGGGCATTAGCGCCAGCTCTCGTAGTCCGGCCTAGTCTCAGCAATGTCCCCAACGTAGTCCTGCTGACCAGCCCGGAAATTGTCATTCATGCCCACACCCCAAATAAGAGGCTTAAGGGTTGGATCATAGACAGGATCAAACATAATTCCGCCAACATCTGGCCCGCCGTTGATTTGCTCGGCTTTGTAGAGATCGCGTAGGGACTCAGCCAGCATATTGTATTTCTGCTGTAGCTCGGTGGCTTGAACGCTTACTCCGTCTGCAGAATAAGCCACTTCACGGGCAAATTTAGCTGAAATTGTTTCGCAGACCATAGACGCGACGTAAATATTGGACTCGTATAGCGGTTTCCAGACTCCAATAAGGAAATTAATTTCTTCATTGGACAGCAAAGGGTCGACAGGGTCAGTGTCCTGGGCGTAGAAACGTACTTCGTCCAGATTTGAGTTCGCCGGGTTTCCCGAGTAGCTAAATGTCACAGTCCGCTCCTTTCACTAAATCTTATTTACTCAGAAAAGCCAGCTTTTTTTAAGCATAATTGTTAGTTACTAGCCATTCTCCCGCCACCTGCGTCACAGAATCAATTTCTTCGGCAGTAAGAACAGTCTGCCAAGCCCCGGGGTTAACGTTAGTGATGTGGAACTGCTCAATGAGGTCTACGGATTTACCGGTCTGCAAAGCTTCACGACATCTTTCAATCTGTCTAGGGATAGACACCTCATCGGCAACTGCTGGGATATTCGGCACTCCGATTATTCCTGCAATGCGCTCCACATGCGCTGGAACATCTGCGTAGCAGTCTTCATATCTGAGTAAAGTTTTGTTTTCATGAGCGTTAAAAAACTCAAACATCTCAATGTTTATTTGAGCAAGAAATGCTGCGTACTCAGGGTTTCTGTTGACAGGCAAAACTCTCTTTTTACTAATAGTTGACGCAACAACATCACGAATATCTCTGTAGCAGACCAAAAGACTGTCACTGGGATTGTCTGAGATGTGGTTTGTAGGTTCTGTGTTGACCGTACGGTAGGTTTTAAGAACTACGCTTTGTCCTTGTGATTGTCTTGCTACAGAAAAAGGAGTATTCACATACTCAAGTTTTTCCCAGCCCGCGTCTTTAGTCAGGCCGCAAGCGATCTGCCAAGCAAGGGTAGTTCCAGAACGAGTCATGCCACATACTGCAATCATTGGGAGCTCCCTAAAGGCAGTACAAAGTTAGTTCCATCCCATACAGTCCCGATAAACGCGTTCATCCACCCATTTGGCGGAGTAGCGGGCAAAAATCTAAGTCCGGTCAACTCCTCAAGCACTGGCACAACGTCTTCATCTCCTATGGAGATATTTACTACAACGTTGTTTTCGTCAATCATCGCCCATTCGATCACGTCAAGTACCTCACGATCACTACGCCAGTTCCACCATTGCCGCTTGGTCCAGCACCACCAAAGACGTCTCCACCGCCAGCACCACCTCCGCCACCAGTATTAGATGTACCAGCCACGCCCGCTGGGGGGTTATTTGCTTGAATTACTCGGCCAAGGCCTCCACCATAGGTTCCACCGGCGCCACCACTAATACTTCCACCTCCGCCGCCACCGCCAGAGAATCCAGTCGCTCCTACAGGCCAAGGGTTAACAGTACCCGCTGCGCCAACACCTCCAACCCCACTTGACGCACCAGCCGTACCACCGTTTGTTGACTGCGACGCTCCACCGCCAGAACCAAGAGGCGTAGGGGTGTACCTACATGGACTTCCTGCCCCTCCTGGAGCAGTTCCTCCAGCGCCATACTGTGTAGCACTGGTGTCATCATTAGTTCCACTTACTCCGCCAGCAGCACTTGCTAAAGAGCCTATAGTAGTTGTTCCACCAGTAATAGGTGAGCCTGATGTGGAGTATGAAGTTGCCCCGCTGCCAACTACTACTGCATATGCTTGAGCAGTTACAGCAACTCCAGTGGAGAGAATATACCTACCGCCACCTCCTCCTCCGCCTGCACCATATGCGCCTTTTCCATCTGTATTAAGGCCACCACCCTTACCGCCGCCGCCAACGGCAATAATTTCAACCGTTCCGCTGCCGTTTGGGGTGAACGTTCCATTGCCTGTAAATAGGTGGTAGGTGTATGCGCCGGAAGTAGATGTTGTTCCGCCAGTGGCAGAGAACCCGCCTGCCGCTGCTGACACGGACGAGGCTATGACTCCAATAGAGATCATGTCAGGTTACCTATTAAAACCCACGTGTCTGTTGCTCTTTTGACAAGAGTAGCTGCTCCCCATTGACCTTTTAAGGTTCTTGTTGCAGCAGCTGATGGTGAGTAATAGTTAATAGTCACACCAGTTGTAGGAGAAATAGTGGTAGTACCAGCACCAGTTTGAAGAATAGTTATCTGCGCTCCGACAGCAAACGCTACAGAAGAGTTCAACGGAACTGTGAGTGTATTCGCAGTAGCAACGTTCATCTCAACCTGCTTACCTGCATCTCCAATAACCAAAGTGTAAGAAGCAGTCTGAGCGTTGATAGTAGTTGTAGCTCCGTTGTCTCCGGTCCTACTGAATGAAAGTAATACGGTAGTTATCGAACCTGACGGGTTAGTGCCAGATACCCAAGCGACTGGAATTTTATAATAACCAGTTGCTGCAGTAACTGCACCAGTTACTCGAAACACACTTGTAGTAGACCCTGTATTTGTAGTTATAGTCACATAGCCGGGAACAGCGCTGGAAGAGTCGTCCCAGGTGTCATACCAACCGGTCATGTTACTTCCGGTTTCATCCAAATTATCTATGTAAATAAAAGTTACAGACGCTGTAGTGGCGTTGTTGAACCTAAGATTACCGTTTCCTGGATCACCGTCAGTGGTGCTGGTCGCGTAACTGTATTGAACACCGCCACGAATGCCGGTAGTTCCAGTAGTTCCTTGGATTCCTTGAACGCTGTTTCCTTGGATTCCTTGGATTCCTTGTATTCCTTGGATTCCCTGTGTACCTTGAATTCCCTGTATACCCTGAACGCTAATGCCTTGGACTCCCTGTAGTCCCTGTGTACCTTGTATTCCTTGAATACCCTGTATTCCCTGGATACCCTGTAGTCCTTGCGTTCCTTGAATACCCTGAAGTCCTTGGGCGCTTTGAACTCCCTGAACTCCCTGAACTCCCTGAACCCCCTGCGCGCCAGTTATGCCCTGCGTGCCCTGAGTGCCCTGCGTACCAGTGAGTCCTTGCGCGCCCTGAGTACCGGTTGTGCCCTGTATGCCCTGCACGCCCTGCAGACCTTGATTGCCCGTTGTACCGGTAAGTCCTTGCGTACCCTGTATTCCCTGCACACCCTGCACACCTTGCGTTCCCTGTACGCCTTGAACTCCTTGAGTCCCAACATCACCGTTTCTAGTAAACTCTAAGAAAAGAGCCGCGCCTGTGGAGGGAAGAGACCCCGATATATAAGACACAGGGATCTTGTAATAACCAGAGGCAACAGTTACTGCTCCAGTCACAGCAACAGTCAGCGCATACACGGTATTTAGGCTGGTAATAGTTACAAAACCTTTAGTACTAGCAGTCGAATCGTCCCAGATGTCGTACCAAGAAGTTTGCGATATACCGTTTGCATCCAAATTGTCTATATACATAAAGCCAATTGAGCCTACGGTTCCGCTATCAAAACGAAGATATCCACTACCGGGATCCGAGTCGGCAGTATTAGTGGACCAGTTATAGACAACTCCGGCTGGATAACCCCTAATACCTTGTACGCCTTGAGACCCAGCGCCTGTGTTACCGATTGTTCCTTGCGTTCCCTGTGCTCCTTGAATTCCCTGAGTTCCCTGTCTCCCTTGAATACCTTGAACACCCTGTATTCCCTGAACCCCATCAGCACCAGTTTTGGCTATAAAAATGTAGTCAATACTGTCATTTGCTGGCACTGAGCCAGAGTCTTCATAGGAAACACTTAGAGTAACAATTCCCCCAGATACGGAGGCACTATTTACCGTGAAGATGAGGGGAGATGCGGTAGATGACGCATACACAAATAACTTGTCTGCGTTAGCCCCAGTGAGAGCAAACGATCGATCAGTTCCATCATAGTCAGTTAAATTGAACACAATAGATGTTGTAGAAGATACTGATGACGAATTAAATCTAAAATAACCGGTAGAAGGGTCACCGGACGTACTGCTAGAGAATCTATACCGAAAACCCGGTGGTGTTCCTCCCACTCCTTGAAGACCCTGAATGCCTTGCGTACCAGTTATGCCCTGTGCCCCCTGAATGCCCTGTGCGCCTTGTACGCCTTGGATGCTAATTCCTTGGACTCCCTGTAGTCCTTGAGCGCCTTGCGTACCCTGAATGCCTTGAATACCCTGTATTCCTTGGATACCCTGTGTACCCTGTGTACCCTGTAATCCCTGAACGCCTTGGGCTCCTTGGACACCCTGAGCGCCCTGAGAGCCAGTGGTTCCTTGAGTACCGGTAGCTCCCTGAGTTCCTTGAATACCCTGAGTTCCTTGAGTTCCTTGGACTCCCTGAATACCCTGAATACCCTGAATACCTTGTGCGCCGCCCCCACCAGCTCCTCCACCAAGCTCTTCCCAAACATTTACAAGAAAAATGTAGAAGGACCCGGTATCGGTGTCTTGCCAGATCATCCCGTCAAAAGGGTTTTCCGGCTCAGTTGCTGATTGAACAACTGCATATGGCGTACCGCCTGTCCCGGTTATCCGAGAGGCAATACGCGGGGAAAACTCACCGTTTACGGGCACGTCAGCTCCGTGGGTGGGGGAACGTCTCAAGTCCATTGTCGTGCGGGGGCAAAGCCAGCCTTTGGTTTACCCACAATTGGTCCTCAATACCAGGACCCCATTCATAGGTAGTGTCAACAAGAACAAATCCACGTTCGCGCAACAACTCGGCCACTTTTTGGTTGTTTCGATGCTCTGGGTGAGTAGCCTCTAGCTCAGTTTCCACATGAAGAAGTTTCACGTGAAACAACCAGTCTCCAAATCCGAGCAACACCTGCCAGCTAAATCCTTCGGTGTCAATCTTGACTACGTCTATAGATCTTGGAAACGCCCGGTCCTCTAAGAAACTGTCCATTCGTACCGTTTTGACCCTTTCCAGAGTCATAGTGCCGTCAAATTCAGGTTTTTGCAGAATCTTGTCCGCGTGGATTGAAGAGCAGCCTACGAGGGTTTCGTTGTCGGAACGGACTACCTGAAAATCGGTTTCTCCATCGTTGTCAGTTACCGCAAAATGATAGACAAGTAGTTCCGGAAAGGCAGCTTTAGTGTTTTTAGCGCAGTCTGGGTGAGCTTCAAAGACAAGCACTTGCTCCGCGTGCAACGCCTCTTTCATGGCTATCGCGTCCCGTCCGTCCCTACTGCCGATATCAAAAATAGTATGGGCTACCGGACCAAAGTACTTTCGGTAATGATAAATAATTGGCTCTGCTGTAGAAAAACCGGATATCTGTGGATAAGTAAGCGCAGGATTGCCTTGAGGATCAGTTCCCATTTGCTCGGTAAGCTTAATTAAGGCGTCTCTTCCCCACCACAAATCGGGTCTGTGAAAAGTGGATTCTAGGATTTTTTGTGATTCCGCGTAACGTCCCAAGTGGTACAAAGTTTGTATCTTTAGATAAAACAGATCAAATTCTCCTTGATAAGGCAGCCAGATTGGCGGAGCAGAACAGTTAGGAGACTTGAGTGCTCTTTCTACTGCTATTTGCGCTTTGATGCGATGATTCTGGGAAAGGTAATTTCTTGCCACCATGGCATAAGCCTCTGGCCTGTCTGGGCACAAGTCGATAGCGGTTAAGTACATATGTTCGGTTAGCTCTTGCCTGTCTCCTAGACGCTCCAGCAACATGGCGCAACGTAGCAAGCAGCAGTAAGCAAGGAGAAATTGAGTGTCTGCCGCTGAGTTTTGAGCGGCGCGCTGAAAATATGAAATGGCTCCCGCAATGTCTCCTTCTCGTTCACACTCCAAAGCCATTTCAGCGCACAAAACAATGTCATCTGGGTTTTTGACAAAGCTTTCTAGCACAGCGCCTCCTCAATCATGCTGTCGACAAGCACTTCAGGCACTTTTAATGCGTAAGCGCAATTGTCCTGAAAGCCGTATGAAATTATTAAGTCCCCGTTTAATTCTGCCGCGCCAGCGCAAAACTCAATGTTTCCATCCATAAAGGAGAAGTTTTGCTTGCTCAAACCCATTAGCTGGAAATCTTCGTCCCAAACAGCTAGTCGATGCCTATAAACCGCATCACGAGCCCAGTTACGGTGCGTAAAAAGGTCAACCTCGTGAGTAATGGCAATAAGATATTTTCCCCATTGCAATACCTGTGAGCTTCCTCGTTGATCGGCGTAGACTGGGATTTTAGTGTCAACAATGGACAAAGATTCCGTCGTGCCGTCTAGGTTAGCTCGCACTAATTCAGTAGGCTGCGTCCACTTGACGTAGTGAAAAGGCAAATCGGCTACAGGCATCCAATTTTTCTCACAGTAACTATCTCCGGATGGTACTGGGATGAGGTGGCGTTCTACTTCAACAGCCGTAAACGCGTCCCAGTTGACCTCAATGCGAGAAGTTTCCATGCGGCCAATGCCCGTAGGGTTGTTGTCTCTGCGCACCCCGCTAATCCACATCTGGTTGTTCCACCAGGAAAGGCGCGCGTCTTCTTTCCCAATAAATTGCCATAGAGGTAACTCATCTAAGGCATCAGTTTTAATTTCAGTAAATCTGGTCACATCTAGCGTTGTTGGATCCAACTCGGCTAAATAATTGGTCGTAGTTAATGTTCGGTCGTTTTCTGGGTGCATATAAGCAAGCGGTCCCCATGCACAAGGAAATCGGCTTGCTTGCCAAAGGACATAATTGAGGCCGCGGATAATGGTAAGCAGTCGACCGTTGCATACTGCTACTGACGGGTTGGTCTGTGAGACAACCTTTGTGCCAGGTAAGTACAACTTCCCGATGCTACCGCCACAATCCAATGCCAGAGAGGCTAAAGTGGGCATATCTGGATATTACTCCAAAATTAGACCTTTACCGGTATTCGAACCTGGGGTTCTTTTTAATGCGTTTGAGCGAGGCGTTTCCTGCGGCTCCTCCAGCTAGGCCACCAACAGCTCCAGCTGCCGCTGATTGTGCAAAGCCGTATTTGCGTTCCGCGCTAAGGGTGCGACCGGCAATTTTAGAAGGTTTAAGAAGAAACGGAACCTTCTTGCGGCCTAAAGCCAGCAAACCAATTCCTGCTGCTCCGCCAATAGCTGACCCGCCAAAGCGAGCACCCATGTTCTCCGTGAAAGCCCGGCCTTTGTTCTTGCGCGAGCGATCGTAGGCTTTTACTGAGGACGCCGGAAGAACGGGTGTGAGCACGTCTGGAACCGTAGCTCGCTTGCCCACCGAAGCCAGCATCCGCTGTCCTTTGGCGTGCAATTTGGCTGCGTCCTGAGCGTTTCGAGGCACCGGCTCGCCCCATCGGGCAGCCTGCTCGGCCTTTGGGGTTGGTTTGCCATTGGGCTTTACGTAGCCGCCGGGAGAATCAGAATCATAGTGCCGGGATAGGAACGCCCCCTTGCGCTTCATCTCGCGCGGAGTCTTGGCGGCAAGAACAGTCCTACGCGATTCGCTAGTCTTCCCGCCCTCAAGGTCGCGGGTGTAGGACCCAGCTGACTTGGCGATCCCAGATCCGTGATCAACTCCAAAAGCAGAAAGTGAATCTGACTTTTTAATCTGGCTAGCGCGCCCACGGCGCATATTGGCAATCTTGCGCTCGGAATAGCGTTCTTTGGCTTTGCCGTAGCCAACAGCCCCTACACCACCGGCAATAAGAGCCGCTCCTCCGGCTGCAGCGCCCACGGCAAGCTTTTGCCTACTATTTAAGTGAAGCGACGCTATTTTTCCGGCTGTTTTTCTGCTCGCCCCGCGGATGGTCGTCAAATCAGACGCAACCATTTTTCCGCTCTTGTCCCACGCCATCATTCCGGATGTGCGGGGACGGCGCGCGTCTCTATAGACATCCGTGGCGCGTTTTGTTGCCCCGATGGCTCCAAGACCAGCGCCAACGCCAATGGCCCCAATTCCCGAAGCCACGGCTGTTCTGCCTTGTCGTGTAGCGCGCCGCCCTCGTTTGGCGTCTATCTGGCGCTGTTCAATGTTCTTCCAGTTAGACATTAGACTGGCTTCTTAACTTTTTTAGGCTCAGGAGCGCGTGCGGTCTGTCGCGGTGCCATTGCGGGAGGCTGCGGGGAAGATTGTTGCGCAGGCTTGTTGCGAATGGAGTTGGCTACTAGAGCGCCACCCCCGAGAACGCCTCCACCGACGAGCGTAGCGGCCAACGGGCTGACCTGAACGTTCTTTACCTGATTGGCTCCAGAGGCCGCCGTAGGGCCTCCTACGGGCTTGCGAAGGCTCTTGAGGCGGCCAGCAGCGCTTGAACGGACTTTAGAGCCAAACTTAGCCGCTCCTGCGCTCATTGATGCGTTGAAGTTGCTTCGCGAGCGTGAGCGACCGCCTGCTTTGGCGCCTGCCTTAGCCCCGGCGGGAATTACGCGCGTGGGAAGCAGAACGCCGCCTGAAGGCCCGCTGGAGCGCACCAAAGACCTGTTAGCGACCTTTACTGGCCCCTGGCGGACCGCAGGAAGGTTACTAGGAGCTTTAGGTCCTCCGATGGCCAGCTGCGGCTTTGGAGCGCTCACCCGCGTTGAAACAAGCGCGCCAGGCTTTGGCCGAATGGCAACCTGCTTGTTTCCAGTAAACGCCTGTTTCATTCGTCCCAGCTGAGCGGCCTTGTAAGAAGCTGCTTCTCCTGCGCTCATCGCCGGGGGAACTCCGCGAACTCCCTTGGCGCCACGGTTGGCTGCTTTCACACCCGCGCCCAGAAGGCTTTTTGAAAGCTTCTTCAACTTAGGGGTGGACTTGCGCACCGGCTCAATTGGGTGAGAAATACCAAATGCGGACTTCACGGCTACGCCTTGGGTCCGGACTTAGGTGCTGCCTTTTTAGAAGCAGCTGCGGTCTTTGCTGGCCTTGGCTTTACGGCCACCGGCTCAGGTTTAGGTTCTGCCTTTTTGGCAGGCTCTGGGGCGTCTTTGGCTTTTACGATCCATCCTGCGCGCAGGTAGGACTCTACCCGCAGCCATCCGGCTGCCTCAGGAACGGGATCGCCAGGAAAGCGCTGCTCCCCGTTGACAGTCATGACCTTTTTGGCGATGTACACGATGTACCTCCTAGGACAAACGTACGAGTGCCGTCAAAGCAGCAAAGAGGGGGCCAGGCTTGTGGCCCAGCCCCCTCCGGTGCTTTAGTGCTTCTTACTAGGCGACAGCGTCTGCCAAGTAAATGCCCATGTCAGCCGCGACAACCTTCATGTCGTAGGTCATCTCGGCCTCGATGCGATCCGAAGCAATGTGCTCCATGCGGAAGGACTTAATCTTGATGCCTTCCGAGTTACCAGCCGAGTAGCCGTTCCACGTGAACGAGTAGCCAGCAGATGGCGTCATGAGAGATGGTGAATCAGGCGTGTAGTACAAAGCAGCTGCCTTCGAGTTTGCAATGAACTTGAAGTTGGCCACTGTGTTGTCCTGGGTGGTGTTTGCGTAGTTGTAAGGCTGAGTGGTAGCCGGATCCGTGCTGGTCGCGTAGGCCACCACGATCTTGGGCACACCAAACAACATAGCAATCAAGTCCTCAGTCACAATTCCGCGCTGAGTGTACTTAATACGATCAATGATGTCAGGGTGGTTCTTAAGCTCCTGCATCACATTTGCGCCCAAAACCATGATGTTCGGGGCGTATCCGGTTAGCTGACGGAAACCGATGACCCACTTGGCGACATCGTTGATGGGATCCGATCCAGCGTTGTTCCACTGAAGGAATTGCGAGCTGCTCGGGGAGGCTGCAACACCTGAGTACTCGGTGGTCCAAACTCCGGTCTTAAAGAAGCTATCGCACCAATCAATATCCCGCTTGAGCAGGAGCTGGTTGGTAATGAACTTCGTGCTGTCCGAGTCCAAGTTGAAGTTTGAATCGGCGTTCGCGCGAAGCTGATCGTCAATGTCCTTGTGAACTGCGTACACATGTGCGAAGTAGCTATCCGTGTTGACGTTCCAGCCCACGCCTGTCGACTCAGTCGATGGGGCGCGACGCTCAACGTCGGTACGGCGCCAGTCAATCTTGCTGTACTTCCAGTACAGATCGGACTGCTTTTGCACCGGGACCTTGGGGAACACCTTAGTAGCGATGTAATCCTCAGCGGCCTGAAGGTATGCGACTGAGACCGACGTCAACGGAACATTGACGTGGAGATCAGACTGTGTGGGGTTTGGCATCTTCTTTTACCTTCCTCATCCGACCTGAAGCAGGACAGAAACGAGCTTCCCGGACACACCGGCTTCTAATGCAACGCCAACTACCAGAGCTGCGTCTGCCGAAAGGGTTGCAGCCACGGCCTTACCGACGCTGTTTACCTTGACTGCAGCGCCAGCGCTGATTGTGCCGCCAGCCTCAACTAGGGTAACACCGGCGACCGCAACGGTGCAGGCAGCGCCTGTGACCTGCGGCTTGCTCGTAAGCACGCCAATGACAACCTCGTTTGCGGTGGTGTCAGCAAGACCGCAAGTACGACGACCGGTTACCTTTACAAACCGGTACATCTTCCCTGAATTGTCAGAGCCCGAGGTCGTCTGACCTGGAACTCCTGTGGCAGATGCCACGGTTGAATCGGCCACCAGCGAGATGGACCGAAGGATGTCACTTCCAGCCATTGTTGGATCTCCTTATCGGCTGTTGCGGGTGGCCAAGTACTGGTCGTACAGGGCTGGGTTAGAGCTGAAGATGTCGGCCTGCGCGGTAAACTTGCTTACCTTAGAATCAGACTTTGTAATGAACTCTGATGCGTAGGCGTCAACCTCTGCAATAACGTCATTGTGTGACGCCATTCCGTCGTAGCCCAACTCTTCAAAGAGCGCCTCGCCTGCGGCGGAAAGCGCCTTGTGGATGACCGCGCAGTCTTCGTAGTCCATGGCGTTAGCCATGCGCATGAGGACTGGTCCCAGTTCAACTGGGTCGATCGGCACGTTGTATTCAGCCGCCTTAGCCACGTATTCACGCGTGAGGCGAAGGTCGCGCTCGGCCTTGGCGATATGCTCAGCAGCTGCGGCGCGAGCCTCAGCCTTAGAGATTTCGTCAGCGGCCTTGGCGATAACGTCATCGCGCTCGATGTCAGTAAGAGCCTTTGACAGCTCTTCGCGCACCGAATCGCCAAACGACTTACCAACGAGTTCTAGCTCGTCTTCGTAGGCCAGTTCATCGGTCTCGTCCTCATCATCGGTGTCCCATACGTATGCTTCGCCTTCGGCGTCGAATACGATCTGACCGTTAACAAGGTCCTCAAGCTCGATGGCCTCGCCTGTCTCATCAAACAGTTCGGGCACGATTTCCTCCTCAGTAGCCCGCTTGGCAATTGCAACGCGAGCGTGTTGGTTGGCAGGACGATCCACTAATGAGATCTCATCGATCTCAATGTTGGACAGTTCTTTCACTCTCCGTGACATGTCGCCCTCCTTGTCTACTATCTTGGGTGATAGCGCAAGTCAGTTTTGTATAAAGTCTTTTAACTAAAGTTTTCTTGCACGCACATGGGCATGCGTTGCGCGCGCTCGCAGGCTGACTTTGTCAGCCAACTTAAAAAAAGTTACTTATCAAGCCAAATCTGATATTGAGAAGTAACTCGGCCTTCTTGCGGGTCAATGAAATGCAATCTTTGCGATGGAACAGCCGAGGAAGCTAGCCCAACTGACGCGTATCGGTTGTCGGACTCCGTAGAGCCAGTGCCGTACACCGCCCCAGCACCGTCGGCAAGGCTTGCCTGGTAGTGGGTGTGGTAGTGGCCGACATACACATCCCGAAAAGACCACGGATAAGACCCAGAGCGCCACCTGTTTACGTGGTTGACAATGGTGTTCCCCGAAGCAAACCCATTTCGCCCAATTTCGTCTCCATGGATTACCAAAGCGCGGTAGTTGCCAATTTCTAGCCTCTGGATATCCTCTGGGCAGTCTTTCCAGATGAGTCTTGTCTCTCCGGAGGACAACAAGATCTGACGTGCCAGCTCGTAGGTCATACGATCGGCATTGTCCGAACGAGGCACCGCGTCACGTTTGGAGCCGAGCCTTCCGTGATTTCCCCATTCAGCCACCACCGTGACGCTTTCGTAGGCAGCCAATGCTCGCCGCACTACTTCCACCAGAAGATTAGACACCGTAATAAATTGCTCAAACAGTGTGGCGTCAATTTCAAAAGGCTGCGTGGGGAAGTTGAACAGGCCCTCAATCATGTCTCCGCCCAGAGCAATAGTGCAGTCCTTGACTGGGTGGTGGGTACGCTGAATTTCGGTAATCTGCAAAGCCTTGTCCACAAAGCGGTGCACACGCTCCCGCATTACTTGGGAGTTGTAGGACGAAGTGAGCTTGGCTCCCTGCCAGTCAGTCAAATGCCATAGCGCCACTTCTGCTGACTTCTTGCGAACATCTTTAGCAGGCTTGGTAACTGATTCGATTTTTCTGGCCAGAACTGCATCTCGTGCCGCATCGATAGTCGCCTCGACTAGACGGTCAGTTCGCGACTTGGCGCGGATAAGATCTCGTTGAGAGCGCATAAGAGCCGCTCGTAGGTCGTCAACCTCTAGCTGAACCGATTGAGCTTCTTGGCTCAAACGGTCTGACAGCGCCACCTCAGGCCTGCCCGCAGGTGCACTCTTTGCGGCGGTGTCTTTCAATTATCTTTACTGACACTGAATGGCCTTCGTCCACCAAAATGACTTTCAAAGCAGTGTGCCCCCATCCAGAATCTATTTTTAGCGCTTTTGCCAGGGCGACACGCTCGTCTTCATTCAAGCTATCCATTAGAACTTTAATCCCGCATGGTTTTCCACTTGATAGCGATTTAACTGGCTCTATCAAACGCTCTTTGAGACTCATAAGCCTCTTTCTCTTGTTGGGCGGTAAGAGACAGGACTAACGCTCAAATATGAGGGATAACGCGTCCCTTAGCATCGCGACGGATTCCGTCCTTGCCAATGTTTAAACTTTTTATAACTTTTCGCACGTCTTCTACGGTCGTTCCGGACTTTAGTTCCCAGTGCATTGCGTCGGCCCAGCTGTTATTCCAGCCCTCAGTTTGAGGGGTATGCGGATCATCTGCAATCTCCACAGACGCGCCCCATGTAACAATTTGGTAACGGCTACGTAGTCTTTGAGCTTTGATGTTCCGGTTAAACTGCTTCCACCAGCCGTTTACGCCAGTTCCAGTTGCGCCCTCAGCAGATGCGTTAATGTCGATAGCGACCCCAGCGCTGTGGTTTGACCAGCCCGCCCCGGGAACTCGGCTTGGACGATAGTCATAGCCGTCAGAAGACGTAACCTTGTTGATAACGCGGTTATAGTCCCGCACGAGGGATGAAAACAGGGGCCATACTTCTTCGTGGGTCCACAGCGCGGTTCCGACGCCAGGAACCTTGGCGTTCTTAGCCCGTGGGTCTCCCCAAGCTGGGTTGTCTAATACCGGCCAGCCGCTAATAGAAGTAGGCATGTCAGACCTCGTCATCAAAGATGTCGTGTAACTCAACTGGCTGTCCAGTTCCAACCCCAAATGCCTTGTCGGCCGGGTTAAGCCAGCGCACGATCACCGGCAGCGCGGAAGCGGCGGCTGCAATTACCCAGGTTTGCCAGCGGTCCAAAGAAATGGTTCCGCCAGTCGTCCAATCGGCAATGGCAAGGGTAATAACTACAGCCACAAAGGTGCGCAGCGCTGAAGCTAAGGGAGATTTAGCAAGCCATTCCGACATCATTTTTCCTCAATTCCTAGGTGTTCCATCAAAAGGTCAACCTTGCGGGCAATATCCGGCAGCGACTTGCCGCCGTTGGAAGTGGGTTGAATCAATCTGGTGTGGCTAAAAACTTCTTCCCTGATCACTTCTTTAAGCCAGCGCATGTACCTTCTACCTAGCCAAGTAAGGCCGCCAAGCACGATGCCAAGAATAGAAAGCCAAGTAAGCAACTCACCTGACTCATTGATCCACGGCGGCACTCTGGACTCCCTCTAGCTACGCTTTGTCCTTTATAAAGACAAGGTAACAAAGAGACCAAGTCAGGAACGTCGATCGGACGACGCAGATTACGACGCGACGATCCTCTTTCGAGGCTTCTTTCCGTCCATCCAGGACGTGTACGGGCGGCCCATTCCGGTGCGCTGGCGCTCCAAATACACAGTTGCTCCTCCAAGCCCAGCGGCTACTACCCCAAGCTTTCCGGCACGGCGAAGCTGTGAAACTCCACCAGCCTTGCTTTTAAGCTGGCCCAATGACTTTAAGGTTCCCTTGGCGCTGTTAAATACCGGTCGCGTGCGCGCAGTTGTTGCAATTTCGTTACCCTGAGTTTTTTTAGCAGCATTACGCAGGGCACTACGCAAATCTTGCGTGCTAGCGCGAACGCCAGAGACCTCGGCACGTAGTTTCTTTGATCCGCGATAAGCGGAAATTGCAGCTCCACTACCTACTAGACCAGTTCCAGCCGCAGCCCCGGCAGAGTAAATTTCCATTCGCTTCATTCGACGTTTTTCAGGGTCGTATTCGCGTTTGGACACGGACTTTCCTTGCATAAGCGCCGCAAGCTGCCAGGCCCATTTAGATTGCATGTCTTGACGCTCAGCAAGGAAATTGAGAAGACCTTGATTATCCGCTTTTGCAGCCTCCGCTAGAGCACGCTTAATCCGCCCAAGCAAATCGGTGTTGGCCAGTATTAGATCCCCGGCCAGCACCATTCCATCTGTCCCGTTTGGTTTGCGCTCTTTGCCGTTAAGCTCAGACATTTCGCTTAAGCAGCACGGGGCAAATTCGCCTAACTTACGCAGGTTCTCCGCAAGTGGGTCGATAGCTCCTTGAGCGTCCTCGTAGATTTCCCCAAACATCTCGTGGTATTGGGGGAAACCGGCTCCGGTCACGTTCCAATGCGCCGCGTGCGCGCGCGTGTAGAACGCAAAAGTGCTGGCCAAAACCTCAGCAAGGCGCTGTGAAAGCGGGCTACCAAACTCCTCCATGGGAGTTTCTCCTTTAAGTGGGCTAGTTTTACTTCTCTTCAGGCTTGAAATATCCCTTGCGGTTTGCTCTCCGCGTGCCCGCTACGCCGCCTGCAATTCCTCCGGCTCCGCCAAGAAGCTGTCCTCCCATAGCCATGCCGGGCTTTCTTGTCGCCGCGCCAACGCCCATAAGAGCTGCGCCGGGAAGCGTACCGAGAGCTGCTCCACCGGCTTGGTTTCCAACTGCGCGAAGTTTCTTACCTTTACGGCCAGCAACTGCGGCGTGATAAGGGGAAAATAGTCCCCCCGCGGCCATGCGAGCGACCGATGGGTTTCCAGAGCTCTTCCTTTCGGCCTTGGAAATTCCGCCGTGGTCTACGCCAAAAGCTGAAACAGACATGTTCTTCTCCACACTTTGTCGGGCTTTTTTGCACATGGCGCAAGAACACTTGCAGCCAGGCTCGGGCTTGCCTTTCTTGCAATCACAATCGCATGCTGCGCACATTACAGATCCTTTTCTATTCTCGAACCCTTGCCGTGGATAGAGAAGCCGGTTCGCTCTTGCTTCTTTACCATTTCCCATTGGTCGTCGTCTTGAACTTTCATTCCAATCCACCAGCCATGGGGCAGGGCATCCTCGGCCAATCCCATATGCTTAAGCTTCTCAGGCGTGACAAGGAAGGATTCGATGAGATCGGCTGTGTGCTTTGGTCCTTCTCCGTCGCGAGCGTGCATGTCCCCACCCTTACGGGAAGACAAAACGTAGTGGTAGGCCGCTTTTTCAATCTCGTCCAGCGGAATGTAGTCTCCCTGACGGTCAACTACTGGCTGTCCATCTACTGAAGTCAACGAGGCCCATCCGAATACCTGCCTCTTGTCTTCGTCAACCTTAGAGATTTCCGCGCTCCACTCCATGTCGGGGCCGTAATCTTTAACTACCGGTTGCTTTGGCTTGGAAAGCGCTATTGCCCCGGCAGTCAAGGCTCCGGCTCCACCAAGGATCGCAAGATTACGGACTCCTGCGCGCGAGGCGTTCTTCATTGAACTTCTGTACGCAGACTCGCTAGGACCGCCGAGAAAAGGCTTTCCGGTCACCTTGCGGGCTATAGACCTACCAGCTCGGTAAGACCCAGCTACGGGACCGCCTTTAGTTGCCGAAAACCTCTTGGCAATTTCCTCAGCCATATTGATGGCCTGAGAACTGGTAATTACGCCGTCCTTGCGAGCGGCGAGGATAGGGGAAAGCATTTCTTGAGCGTCTCTCTTGGCAATTTTTGACTGCCTATGTAAAGCTCTTGCTGCGATAGCGTCGCCAGCTAGCTCTCCGCCGTGCAGGGCCAAAAACCCTCCACCGACTACCGCAGCAGAACGCCCCGGGTGATTGACAATGCTCTTAATACCAGGGACCTTCTTTGCTGCAAGCTTTGTTGTTCTAGCGGCATTTGATATTTTTACTTTGGTCGCGCTTGGAGGCTTTGGGGGGCTTTTTGGCATGTGACCAGTTTGAAGCTTTTTATCGTAGGATCCTTTGCTCCAGCCACGCATAGCCTTAATAGAAGCGGGCGCTTGGTGACGAATAGCGTTAAGGGCGCCAACTGTCGCTACAACATTAAGGGTTTGACCGACGCGAACTTCCTTCTTGTTGGGTGGTTTTCCGGAAGTGCTTATTGATCCGCCTTTAACAACAACCTGGTCAGTAAGCTTTTTTAAAGCCCTGCCTCTGGGAGTTACCGCACCTACAGTAAGAGCAACGTCCTTTGTCTTTTTAGCTCTCCTGCCGACAACTTTAAGATTCCGCTGGACGTGCATCTCGGAAGCGTCATTCATCTTAGATACAACGTCCCACGCTGCTTGCGGGTCGACAGCGTCGCCCAGCACTGCGCCAAGTACGGCGGCAAATGACTCTTGTTCGTTCATCACATTACCCATCTTGGTGCTCTTTTCCACTCACCGCGTTCGGGCGAGCGTGATGATCCGGTATTTATAGATATTTTCACTAAGGTAGGCGGACAAATCATCGTCAGGGGCAAGTTTTTTAATATCCACAGAAACCACCTCATATTCGCCGTCTGGGTCAATTTCCACTGGAGTCACTGGGCGACTTTTATCAAGTGTAATGTAATTACTCATATATTCACCCGTGCGCGTTTGCGGTGATCTCAAACGAAGCACGGTTGGCATGTATTCCCCAGTATCCATAGTGGAGTCGGCGTCATCAAAATCCACAGTCATGGGAATGAGCCAGTCGGCCATCGCCCCCATTGTAAGAAGGTCGGCGTCCAAATCAAGCGCATACATTTTTTCTGGGTTTGCAGCCAAATATAGCTTGTACTGCTCCCCTATGTATTGTGCAATTTCGTTGTTTTTGCGCAGATCCATGTAGAATTTTTCGCGAAGATTTTCCCCAGACAGGTTTGGAGCGTCCTCGCCGTAGAACGATTTAATGTCATAATCAGTAAGATCTTCATCGTCAGCAATAATCTCGTAAAGATTTTCATCAAATAATTCTCTAGCGTAAGAGTAAGCGGCGTCCATGCCTCTCCCCGAAGCTCCAAACGCCTGTTTTGCAGCCTGTCCTTCTATAAAACGGGCGCGGGCTATTTCTTTGGAGTCAATAAGTGCCTCGTGCAGACCCAAATCAAAGTTTGAGTATCCGCTGTATTCCGATCGATATCCAATAATTGGAGGCCGTATATTTTCTGGAATGTCAGAAAAACCTTCGTCTAGGGCATTCTTTAGTTCCGCAAAATTGATCTTTTCACCAGGTGATGTAATTCTTGGAGTGAATTTTCCCTGTTGGCGAATAAGAGTGGCGTAATCGTCGTAGAACATCCATGCGTCTGCTTCATCGGGACCGAAGTCCCCTCTATTTTCCTCGGGAATTTTTTCATTTATTGATGGCGCGCGACGAGCAATAATAAGCGCAGCTACTTGAGAAACTGAAGAATTTGACAGCGCCTCTACGTCAATGGTGGACAGTTGTTGTGACAATTGTTCAGTAAGTTTTTGCGTATCCGTTTGAGAAAGTTGTTGATTTTGAGATGAAGACAATTCTGATGATTGCGTATCAGTTTGTTCTTGCGTATCAGTTTGAGAAAGTTGTTGAGTTTGAGATGAAGACAATTCTGATGATTGCGCTGACGACAACAAAGAAGCAGAAGACAAAGTAGAAGTAGAAGCCGATTCTAACCCAATTTCGGAAGATGAGCTCAGCCCAATTTGTTCTACTTGATCGTTCATAGCCTTGCGCTCAAGTCGCAATTTTTCCTGAAGGTCACTAAGAATTCTTTGAGTTTCAGAAGACTTTTTCTTATTTCTAGTCAAAGTTACTCTACGAGCGCTGGGGGCCTTACGCTGCTCATTTCTAGAAAACCTACCAGAGCGATCTCGGTCGTAAGGATCCCCTGGAGCTACTTTTTGAAATTGCGTGGAATAGACAAGCTGGACCCGGCATCGGCATCGCGGGTGAACCCCCGGGGCAAAATACTTCTCATCCCCAGAAACAAAGTAATCGTCTGGAGCTACCATTTGACGATCCATTGGGCCACAAATTGGACATACCCGCTCGTCTTTAGCGGTGATCCACATTTTTTGAGCGTCTTCGGGCATGTCTCCGCTCTTGTAGGCAAACTGCCAAGTAAGCGCTTTGGCCATCTGAACCGAAGCATATGCCTCATTATTGCCAAGAAGCTCTGCGCGTTTTAGGACTAGTCGGTCAATGATGGTGCGTACTGATGCCGGAACAAGATCACCGGAATAAGTTGGGTCTCCTTTGACAAACGAGGAAATCGCTTGGCGCATGCTTTGGGCGTCTAGCCCGTACGCCTCTTTGGCGCGTATTGCAGCCACTTGGGGGTTCAAGCCCGCGTTGAGCTGAGCGTTAAATCCTTCAATAAGCGCTTCTGTAGACGTGCTGGTGACATATTCACCCATTTGTTCGGCGTAGGCTCCCGCCAGAGCTTCTAGTTCTGCGTAAGAAAGGCTTGTGGTGGAACCCAGTTTAAAAGAGTGCATTACCGCTGGAATGACCATTTTTTGCCAAGTGGGCATGGCTTTAGGCCAAATTCGCAACAAAGCCTCTCTTAAATCGCGCTCGCTTTGCGCCTGCTCCTCACGCAGCCGAGCAACAACAATTCTGTGGTGGGCATATAGCGCCGCTGCGATAGCCAACGCTATCCAGAAGAGAACTTTGCGGCGCTGTGAAGCCCCTACTTGGTCACTAACGTCAACTCCGTTGACAAATTGCTGAGGGTCAAGAAAATCTTCAGGAGACTGGTTGAGGAAGTCCTCAGGTGACTGCCCCAGGAACTCCTCGGGCTGCGCGGTCACCTTTGAGTGCCCCGTTTGGTGTTTCGGTTTGCCTCGGCCTCGGCAAGCATTAGGTCTACGCTGGCAATCAATCGATCCGTTTCGTTTGTGTTTGGATTATCTAAAGCCGCTTGGCCAAGTAGCCGATCTAACTCACTTTTGGCCTGAGGACCTTCAAGGGTCAGCACGGTCCTCTGGGTTCCATCATCTAGGTCTGGCAGGTTTACTACCCGAACCTGCGCTCCAGCCTGAGGAGCCGCCGTAGGGGCGTCCTCGGCGTTTGCGGCCTCCTTGTACAGAGTATTGAGTTGGCGCAGTTTGGCCAGCCCCATAATCTCGGATTCGACCTCGGCTCGCTTAGGAAGGCCGCTAGGAGGCGCTGCTGCAAAATTTCGGTTAGCAATTTCTATTTGAATCATTTTTGATCGGGCTTTTTTAATTCCGTCGGAAATCTTTTCAGAGAATTGGCTATCGTCAATTATTCTAATTCCGGCGAGCCTCTTGGCGCGCTCCAAAGATGGGTCGGAATCGAACATGCGTTCGTATTCTTGAGACGCACGTCCAGGACGGTAGGACGCTCCAAAGTCGTAAATCCTCTTTGAGCCTCCTGGACTCAAGAAATTAATCATGTCGTATTTAATCTGCTCGGGCACTTCCCCGCGATTTTGGTAAGCTTCGCGGAGGTCTTTGTCCAGACCAAATACTCCCCTGGCTTTAAGTTTTTCAAGGTCGTCAGGGTTTGAAATTAGTCGGTTAATTTCTTGTAATTCACGATCCAGCTTTGCGCGGTTGGCTGGTGAGGACATAATAAACTCCACCAAATCGTCGTTGCTCATCTCGCCAGTAAGCAAAGGAAAATCAGATGATGCTTTGTCAGAACCGAATTTTGAGCCAAATTGGGCGTTCCACCCGTTGTCCCTTGCGTGAGACACAAGGTTTGAAGTTGCACGAGCTTCTCGGTCGATACTTTGCAGTGGGCCAGTCTGCGAAGATCTAACATCTTCTGGAGCTACTTTTTGCTCTCTGTCTTGCTGCTCGGGCTGGCTGCGCTCAGGTTGCGATGTGGAGAACCGACTTGGACGATTAAAAGCTCTAGACGAGTTTTGGTAGAAAGCACGGTCTGCAGTCATTTTTCCGCCGGTGTAGCGTTCACTAGACAATCGAACGTCAGACTGTCCCATTACGGTCTCGTCGTAGTATCCAACTAGTGCCGCCTCAGGACGAATGTAGAACGGCTTGACGTATCCAGTGTCTAGGCGTCCATTTGCGGACTTACCTTTTTCTAGACGACGGAAACGAACTTCCTTGATGTAATAAGGAAACTGCTCCTGCAGTGCCTCTAGAGCCTTGGCGTAGCCATCCCCGTCCAAGGAAAGCTCCTTAAGACGGGTTTCGTAATCTTTCTCTTGGAGGTTCATAAACCTACCAAATTCCGCAGGGAACATCTGCTGGGCTGCAGCCTCTGCTCCTTTGTAGTCCTCAGATACGCGGGCAAGAGTATCTGCGGCACGTTGGCGCATTGCCTCCCTAGCCTGTTCTTTATTTAAGTTTGGAAGTTCCGGCGAGCTTCCATTAGCAATGTTTTGTACAGTTTGAAAATTACTGTCTGCTTTCAATTCATCTAAGGCTTTGCGCTTGACTCGGTCTGCTACCTGCGCTTCCCACCCAGAAGAGCTATCCGCTAAACGGTCATTAAGGAAATCATTGGCGGCTGCTTCACGACGGACTTTGGACATCCGGCGACGAACTCTGGGGTCTTTCTTTTGCTGGTTTACCCATTCATCGCGCTGGCGCTCAGTATCCGTTCCCGGTCCAAATTCGCGCTCTGCTTCTTCGCGCAGTTCTTCGATCTTGTCTTGCGGCAACTCGTCTAGCGTAATTGAGCCGTTTTTTACTGCGTCTAAAAGCAGGCCGTATCGCTTTACCATCCGAGCCGCATTGTCGTTGTACCGGCGAGATCCACGGAAAGTGTCATCAAATTCCACGGTAAACACACCTGAACGAGATACCACGGTCATTGCCCGTGCTCCGCCAACCATACCCGCGTAAACGTCCTCGGTAGTTGGACCTCCGTAAGTACGGGTTCTGATGTATTCTCCACCGCGCATGCGTCCGAGGTTCTTCAAATCAAAGGGCAGATACCAGTCATCGCCGTAGCCAACAGCCTCGGTAGCCACCTTGCCGTCACGGTCAATGATCATTCCCTGGCTTGGAGGGGTAGCCCCGGCCTTGTTTTGTAGGCGAGAGAGCTCAGACTTAGGTAGTCTTCCCACGAAATAGGAAATAATTGGAGATTCCTCGTGGCTTTCGTTTAAGCCGCCACGCCCGTTTTCGCTGACTTCAAATCGCCCGTAAATCATTTCTTTGCGAGCTTGATCCATGTCTCCGCGGTTTCGCATTATGGAAGAATTAATTGAACTTTGCAGGCCTTCCGTGGGTTTCTTTTCAGTACCCCGATAGCGGTATGCACTGCGCCGTACTGATGGCCCAATGACCTGCTCAATCTCAGTGCCATACTTGCCAGCCCACTTGCCCGCACTAAACGCCAGTGCCACTTTGCGTTGAAGCCCGTTGCGCTGGTCGTCTGCGGGAAGCAAAGAATCAAGGAACTCGCTTGACGCCTCTAAACGACGGTAGGCGCGCTGTGAGGGGTTGGCAATAAGGTATTTGTCATCTTGAGTCGGGTCGTCTACCCAATTTTGGCGAAGCGCGCTAATCTTGTCTCCCGATACGCCAGAGGATCCGGCCATCGCGGTAGACATTGCTGTCGGTACTCGCATCGCTCCCATGACGTCAAAAGCAGCTCCGCGCGCGGTATCGTCAGCAATTTGCACATCTACCCGAGCAATTCGGTTATTGCTCTTAAACTGGTTTCCGTCAATGAGGGAGTCCACCTGAGTCTGGTCGTTAACCAGAATCTCTTTAGACGGGGTTCCATCCTCGTAGTGGATCTGTAGAATTGCTTTAGGGTCGATGCTGCGAGCTTGGCGCAAAGTCTGGGAGATTTGCGTGTAGGCCTCTTGGTAGTTGCGCATCTGCTCGCGGCTCAGGCTTACTGTCTTCTTAGTCCCGCCGCCTTCAGTGGGGCGAGGAATATTTAGGCGTGAAGCTTGCGCGCCACTAAGCGGCTTCTTTTGGTTTCCGTAACTGAGGCTGGTGCTCATAACGCGGAATCGACCATCTCCAGATCGCCATTGGCGTTTTGCTCGCAGCGATAGGTCTGGGTCAATAAAGTCTTCTGCTTTGGAGATAGCATGCAGTAAATTAGCGGTCTCCTGGGTGGGATTTGCTACGTGGCGCTTGGCAACTGCCTTGCGAACGTGGTCAAGGCGGCCCTTGGCCTTTTTGGCAACCTCTGTGCGAACAAAGTCCCCATACTTCTCTAGGTCGCGCGCCGTCTCGTCAAATAGCGCAATACGCAAAGACATCGATGCCTCGTCGTAATCATGTTCCATGACCCATTGGTAGGCGCCCCGGGCGGCCTTGAGATCGAATGCAGGATCGCCTTCGGCTCCAAAAAATGCCTTTGACAGCTTCTCGCTCACTTTTTTCCTCCCGGCTTGGGCTTCATCGCTTGCTGAATCTGGATTTTCTTTTGTTCCAGGTCGGCTTTTTGATGTTCAATATCTAGGGCATTTTTTTCGCCATTGGCCTGTTCTTCTTGAGGGTCTGGCGGAGCCATTTGCTGGTCTAGACCAATTTTCTGCTGCGTAGCGCTCATCTGGGATTGCTCTAGTCCAATTTGTTCTTGCTGGGACTGAGCGGCTGCGGTTTCTGCTTGGCGCTCCAAGTTCAGCGATTCCATTTGCTGGTTAGCCATGGCAATGACAAGTGACTGCTTTGTCATCTGCTCCTTGACCTTTTCCTGGTCGTCGTCCAACTTAGGCAAGCGAGCAATGTCGCGAACAAAGTTCTCCAGGGTGGCGTCAGGGAACCATTGAACGCCAGTTGACTGCATCGCTGTCATAAACGTCGCAAGTTGACCAAGATCCGGCGGATCTACGTCTCCTGGGACAATGCGCGGAAGTTCGTCAACCTTCCATCCGTTGAGGGCAAAAAGCCGAGGAATTGCATGGCGGTTTAGCACATCGGCAATGGATTCAGCCAAAGAGTTAATTGCCGCACGGAACATTCCAGTTTTGTCGGTGTGCATTGAGTACGAGCCAGTGCCTTGGTGCCCAACGAGGATAAAGTCAGCCAACACCGTCATAAGAATCCGCTCTTCATAGCGGCGGATAATCTGGTCAGTATTGAAACTCCGTCCTCCGCCAGAGGTAAGAAGCGAAAAGTCAAACAAAGGCTGCTTGGTATCCTGGTCGTATGCAGTGGGAAGAATAATGCCTTCCTGCTCATCGCGGCGCACCGAACGAACCATCTTGCGAAAAGCCTGGACCATCTTTTCTTTTTCAGTGCCAGGCTTGGCTGTTAGGTAGTCCGCAGGTACTTTGGCGACTGGCAAACCGGCAAGATCTCGTTCAATGCCAATGCCCTCAATCTCCTCAAGCCGCTTCTTCATGTACCAAGGTCGGTAGGCGTTACGCAGCATAGAGCGGCCTTCAGGGTTGTTCTTTGCCGTCGTAGTACGGAACAGAAGAGACTTGTCAATCGGGATTAGCGTGGTGTGGTACGCAGGAGGGGCAAGCTGCACCATTCCCTGAATGCCGCCCTTTTCATCAAAGACCCAGCGAAGCCAAGTCTCCTGCGATCGGATAGGCATTTTGCGCCATCCAATCATCCCGTCCTTGTACTGGGATTTCTTTGAAGAGTTTTTCTCCCAAATGCCCAAACGACGCTTGTAGACAATTTCGTGGAAGCTCCACCCGTAGGTAATCATCGTGAGAACTTCGGAAATGAAATCATCCCATGTGTGGGACATATCGTTCATGCACGATTCTACGAATTCCGCATACTTGCGGTCCTCAGGCTTTTGGCTAGCAGGCTCAACATTCCACTTTAAACGGCGTAGCAATCGGTCAATAGCGAACAGCAAGGAACCAACTACCGGATCGTTGTCTGCCATCTCGCGGTAGATCTGAACTGCCTTGCGCCCGCGGAGCTGCGGAAGGAACTCTTCTTCAATGTATCCAGAGAATCGGCGCAGGCCAGTAGCACCAAGCTCGATCATTGGCGAAACCCGTGTGGGCATGTTCTCGCCAGGGTTTAGGTCAAACCCTCGGTACTCTTGATTCGTGGGCACGGTCACTGGACAGCCTCCTCATTGGACATTGTCTCCACCTAGTCACACCATGAGACTGAAGCCGTCGTTGCTGTCCTTGACTTGGACCACACCGTCAACCGTGTAAGCAGTCTCATTGTTGTCCATGGGACGGTCAAATACCGCAGCAAACTTGTTCGGCGTGTCGTTTTTGCGTACTCCTACTATGGGGGCGGTTGGAGCAGAGCGACTAATAAGCCTATTGCACAGAGCCAGCGCGCAGACCTCATCTGGCAAGTGGTACTGCTGTCCTCTTGAGTACAAATCTCCAACTTGAGCGTATTTGTGCGCCGTATATGCAGTAAGAATTTTAGGAAAATTAAACCTTCCCTGCTCAACTGCGGAGACATATTCGCTAAGCATAGCGTCGCGCTTTTCTCCGGTCATGGTGAACCCGCGGGCTCTGATGTCTAAGTAGTCACTGACTACGTTTCCCAAGCCCGTGGCGTCGTGTATTGCCTCAGCGTCATACTTGTCGATTTCCTCGTTGAAATAACCCACCATGGTTGGGTAAGGGCGACGGTTAACCCGCGTCCAGGAGACCAAACGGACAGGGGAAACATCAGTGCGCATCACAGCAATGACGGTGTAATCGTGCTCTTTGGCCCAGTCTGCGCCAGCAACATAGGTTCCGCCTGGGTTAAACTCCTCAAACGTGTAACGCTCAAAGTCTTTCATTGACTCAGACTTGATCGGCTCCATTGGCAGGCAGAAGGTTGCCTCAATGGCGTCGGAGTCGAATGCTCGGTTTCCGATTGATGGCTCGCCTAGCTCGTATTCCACCCGCCACATCTCAGCGGGAATTTCTCGCCTCTTGGCCTCTACGGTTTCTTTGGCTAGCCATCCGTCGACTTCGTTGGCGCTTTCTCGCCAGCACCATGTCTTCATCGGTAAGCCACGTTCCTCAAATCGGCGCTTTATCTCTGTGAACGTCCCATTGGGGTTTTGCCATGTTGAGCACAAAACGGTGTAGGGCTGAATGATCTCGCCAAGGTAATTCTTCTGCGGCATTGGCTGTCCCAAGGCGGCATTAAGGATGTCAATGTCCATCTCGTCAATCTCGTCTAGAAGCAAGAATGGCGGGTGGGGGCCACGGACAGTCTTTTGGGAAGCAGTCAACGGGCGGATTTTGGCCTTGTTGGTCAATCGGATCTCGGTTTTAGACTCGATTCCCACCATTTCCCGAGGAGCGTTTTCTGACTCCCACGCAGCGCGCATGGCTTCGTGGATGTTGGCCGACTGGGCTAGTGATCCTCCCAGAAGGTTGACATCCGATCCAAGCAAGACGGCCTTGGTCAATCCCAGCACCGATAGCGTAAAAGACTTTCCAGATAAACCGCGGGAACCGTGCCATAGCGAGATTGTTCCGTCTCGGTTGAAATACGCGTCCGCAAAGGCGTCAAATGGAGCTATGTGATCTGGGCATACGCGCGTACGAGGGATATTGACGCCCCAAAGGACCTTAACGGCCCACCAGAGTTCGTCGTCGTTCGTGGGCAATCGATCGAGGACAAAGGACATTAGATCCCTATTGCGATCCAGTTGACAATAACGCTTGTTCCATTAGTGGGCGAAGCGCCATCAATTCTTGCAGCAGAAACTCTAAAAGTGTTATTACCCTTACCGTAAACACTCACATTCATAAGATTTATGCCAGCGGCAGAGCTAGTAGAGCTAATGCTAGCAACAACAATAGGAATAGCGGAAAAAGGATTATCGGGAATTGCTAATTCAACATTGGAGCTTTGTCCTGTTCCGTCAAAAGTTATAGTCACTACGCCAGAAGCTACTATAGAGGTTCTTGTGGCAGTAAGAGTTGTTGATCCTGCGTTTGTGGTGGCATATTCAAGATTTCTAATTCGCCGCCCAGTAATGTTCCACACTCTAGAATCTGAAGGGTTTTCAAACACCAGTGCTTTGTTAGAGGAATCTAACTTGTACGGAGTTCCAGTAACAACCAAGTTGCCGAGCATAGTTTCAGTCCCGGCGTTGTCCTTGCGCAATAGGTTCGGATGCGCGTTGGTAGCCGTGCTGTCGTGAGTATTAGGGAGGCTAGTAACGATACTTGCCGCAGAGTTAGCTAGGCCAGAAAAGGTTCCGGTAACCGCTCCGGATACAGTTCCAGTGTAAACCGTAGAAAGCGTGTCAGCTACAGCAGCTGCGGTTACTTTGGCTGGAATTTGATCATTCGTGTGAGTGTGCGTTGCGTTAGCGGCCTGCAATGAAACCGCTACAGCAAGATTCTGAATTGCCTGAGCGATATATGGTTTTTCCGACCCCAGAGGAAACGGGAGCCCCATGTTTGAGGTAGTGCCTGGCATTTGTGCTCCTTAAGGGGTGGGGATCTGGTCGTAGGTGGCAAATTGAACAGTTCCAGTACCAGAAGGTCCAGTAATTCCTTGCAGCCCTTGGATTCCTTGTATGCCTTGGATTCCCTGAACTCCCTGAGATCCTTGTGGGCCTGTTCCAATAGCGGAAATGGTCAAACGAGGTTTTGGCGTACCGGACACCGTTGTAGTACCAGTTCCATAATAAGCTCCAAACAATTTGATTGTTGTGGAGGCGTTAATTCGTCCAAACCAAGTGACCATTACTGGTACGTAGGGCTGGGTAGTGGAGGTATAGATTGGCGGGGAGAAGTTTGTAGCCACCTCGACGTCGTTAATCTTCAGCTGAGCCATTCGCACGCCAGACGTATTGCTGGTAGGAAACCACAACTGCCCAGTAATAGCGTAGTCTGCGTTTAGAGACGGGGTAGTAACTGTGTTAGACGAGAAACCAAATGCCATTTCATTGAGTTCAGCAGTATCCAAAGACACTTGAACGGCAGTTCCGGAAGTAGATAAGCTGGTTGCAGAAGAGCCGGTAAACAGCCCACCTTGGAAATACGGCGTACCAGTGGAGCCAGTAGTTCCCTGAATTCCCTGAATCCCTTGAATTCCTTGAGCCCCTTGAGGGCCGGATGGGCCAGCGTTGCTTGAGGAAGAAACGCCAATAGAACTGATAGTAAGAGTATTTCCCCTTACAAAATAGTTGCTCATTGGGCTCCTTAGGGCGTTGGAATCTGGTTGTAGGTGGAATATCCTTCGCTGGGTGATCCACGGTATCCCTGCACTCCTTGGATTCCTCGGATTCCTTGAAGACCAGAAATACCTCTTTGCCCAGTAGGTCCTGTGGCGAAAGTGCCCATGGGGTGCAACAGCGCTGCCACCCAGTTTACAGATACGGTGAAATCAGACGGTCCTTCGCGAGTAAGGGTTATTTTAAAACGGTCTGAAGTAGACCCAGCGCCTAAGTATCCAGTGCAATAGAAAGACACCAAAAGAGTCTCAGAGGCATTAGCTGAAGATGCCCATGCTTGTTGCACAGATCCTAATGGCTCTCCTGCGTTGGTGTTGAGCGTGTAGCGCAGCTGACAATTTGGTCCTATAGCTGTTGATCCGGTCTTAGTCAGCGTCACGGAAGACTTAATCAAGATTGAGTAATACCCGGCAAGAGTTCCCTTTAGCCACGGCCTTACCGCAGAAGTTGGAAAATCTACATCAACGTCCGTCCCCAAAGAGACTGTAAACGGGTTAGATACAGGTGAGTCCCAGCTTCCCGACGTGGCAAAGGTAAGAAAGTAATTACTAATACTGCCAATCGACCCGGTGATGCCAGTAACGCCTTTTACGCCCTGAACCCCGTATATTCCTGAAGCTCCTTGTGGACCGACTTCGGAAGAAAGAGTTGGCGCTGGACGTACGACAACCAATTTGGTTTGGTCGGTCTTGCGGTAAACTGAGACGCTCACTACACAACCACCAACGTCCCAGTCATAAGCACCTTGCGGTAAGAATTCTCAGTGGTTACAGAGCCAGTGTATTTAACTACAATGCTATAGGCGTAACTTCCCGCCGTCCATCCGGACACCACACTATAAGGCACGCTAATCGTTACCAAACCGTCTTCAGACGTGACCGTAAGGTTAGTGCTAGAAATGGCTGGAGTCACAGTCAGATCGCACGCTGCGTATCTGGCTGAATCTGCGGCATAAGCGTTATCGCTGCTTAACAGCACAGTTCCACCACTAGAAGCGTTCATAAAAGCCGCAGTAACATAAAAAGCTACGTCGTTAAGGTCTGTCCAGTAAACCTGTAGGTAAAGGTCTTCCCGCCTGTCTACTGTGAGATTGATGCTTTCTGCCATGTCATCCGTCCTAGAACAGGGTCTCTTGGGTGTCGCCCGGCTCTTGCTTGGGCTTGGGCGGGTTAATCACCTTAGGGGCTTTTGGCTTCTTCGGCTTGTAAAAAGTGATGTCTTTGCGCGGCACCCAATGCTGCACATTGGGGTCCATTCCCTTGTAGTCAATGCGGAACCTTCCGTTGCGGTAGTCCGCTATGCGGGCGTGCCCCACGCGGGCGACTTTACCATAACGTGGAATATTGCCCATTGCTGACTTGGCCAGATTGGCGTCGCGCTTGCGCTCTAAGCGCTGCTGTGATGCGTAGTTAAACGATCCTGCTGCCCCTGAGCCAATAGCCAAGATTCCAGTGGTGTTGGAAAGCCTGGTGGCTCCGGCTTCCTTAGATGAAAGCCGATTCAGGCCTCGGGTAATACGCCCAGGGTTAGATCCAGCCTTGGTTGCTCGTGTGATTCCTTTTAAGGCGAGCTTGGCTCCTGCTGGTGTACGTAGCGCCAAGGCGCCAAGACCCAAAGTTCCTCCCCCTAGGGAAAGGTTGCGGCCAAGTCGCTTGCGTCGGTCAAGTTGAGCTCGTTCGTTTGGGGTGAAACCAGTAGAACTCTTTGTTACGCCTTGAACGCCACCTAGGCCTCTCCTTGGACCCGAGTACGGGGCTTTTGGCTCTCCAGAAACAATACGCCGCGATTTGGTACGGTTTACTTTGCCTTGCGTAATATTGTTTTTGATTGTGTCGGTGTAATCAAGACTGTTTGGATCATTTTTCATCTTGTTTTTAAACTTGGCCGTGGATTTTCCATATTCGGCTGCGTTGCGTCGGTACAACTGGTACGAGCCTGTGTATTTACTGTAATTATTAGGGTCTATTCGTAACGAGCGCGCACGCAAAGCACTTGGAAGACCCTTTGTTACATATCCACGCTTAGGTTTAGGGTCAAACTTACGGTTAGCGGCTAGCGCAACACCAGCTCCAATTGCCCCCGCGCCTGCAGTAAGGGCAACCTGGCTCTTGCCCCCGTGCAGGTAAGACATCGTTCGCTTGAATTTGTACCCCTGAAGCTCCTTGGGATAGGAGCGGTAGAACTTCAGCCACTTGGCATCACCCTTTGTGGTCTGCGGGGTGATTCCGTGGGTCTTGCGGTGGTTATCAAGAATCGTCTTGGTTTTATTCGCCACGCCGGGCCTGGACTCCATCGCTGCCCGCTGCTTGCGCTCAATCTTGCGGTCGTACGCCTTGGTGGCGTACAAACCTCCCTGATAGCCCCCTGCGGCCGCCAGACCGCCTCCTAGAGCCGCGTCTACGTCGTTAGGGTCTACTTTCTTGTAGGCCTTTTCTACAGCCTTAGGCTTGGCCAGTTCCCTTGCGCCTAGCCAGGTTGCCGGAATAGCTCCAAGGAATCCAGCCGAGATCAGAGCTCCGCGTCCTTTCATCCCGGTAGCAAGCTTGACTGCTTTGCGCGCCTTGTTTGCGTTTGTGTTTATCCGCTGCAGTTTGACGTTAGTGATTCTGTCGTTTTTTGCCGACATTCGAGCAAAATTAAGGTTTTCTTTAGATGGGCTGGCTGGGCGAGCCATTTTGTACCCAGGAGGCGTTGCCTTGGACTTGGCCTTAGCCTGCTCAGAATCAATAAAACGATTGGATCTATCCCGAATAACGTCCATTGTCTTGTTCGCACGCACAGCGCTGGTTGCTAAAGCCGTCCCGCCTGCAACTCCCGCTACTCCTGCGGCAGTATTGCGCTTCTGCGCCTTACTTACGCGCCACTTAGCCCCACCAGAGACCATATTGTCATATGCGTTGGGATAGCGTCGACCGGCCTTGCGTGCACGATCTTTGGCGCGCTTGAGTTCCTCAGGGGTGAGCTTCTTCCCGATAGGCTCGGGGTGCTCTACTCCGAATGCTGAAATCACGTATGGCTCCTCGGGCTTAGGGGCCGGGGCTGTCTATGCCCATTTGACCTGCCCCGGCTTACTTGTCATTGTCCCGAGGAGGTCGCGTCAGGCGCTAGTGTTCTTCTTCTTGCTTTGTTTGTAGTCTTCCTTAAGGCTTTTGTACTCCGCGTTTGCTGCCTTATGGTTCTTTATGTTGTGGTAAAGCACCGGACCGCCGAAAGCAGCTGCAGTTCCAGCAATAGTTAGTGGATGACGAAGCACTTTTCCTGCTGACCCTGGGAGATGCGGGCCAACACCCATAATTACCTTGGCTGGAATGCCACGGGATGGGACTTTCCCTACCGATCCCTTTAGGCTATCCAGGTTCATCTTCCCGGAAATCTTTTGAGCCATAGGGTGTTTGATCTTGCCTACGCCCCAAGCAGCTGCTGGTAACGAAGCGCCAACGAGGGCTCCGCCTGCGAGCTCTGTGTTCGATGCGGCCACGTGTCTACGCGTAGCTGAGCGGCGCAGCTTCTCAGGGCGACGGTCAATCTTGTCCCGGAGTCCTTTGGAAACCGAGCCATGGTCTACTCCGAATGCGCTAATCATGTAAGGATCTTAGGGTAGCCGAGGTGTCGTGAGTGGGGCGCGACCTTTAGTGCGGCGGTAGCTTGCCGTCCTATCGGCAGCGGCAGACGCGCGCATACCCTGAGGAGTCCCTGGAACACCCGGCTTTGTCGTGCCAAGCAGAGTGCTTTCCTTCTTCATTTGACGACCGACGTTCTTGCGCGACATAACCCCACGCACTTCAGCGCCGCCAAGGGCGTCGCGCCCTCCCGTTCGAACAAACGTGTCATTCAAGCTTCCCGTGCGAGCAGCGTCACGCCCGGCCTTATTCGCGGCAACTCGATAACGCATGTAGTTCTGGGCCTGATTAGTCTCACGGCCCATACCGCGTGCGGCCCCGGGGAATACCTTTCCAGCTTTTACGCCAGCGCGCAACACCGAAGGAAGACCCTTAGAAACACCACCATGTTCAATACCGAATGCACTAATCATGGGATCAGTCTTCAGCCTTCCGCAAGCCATTCATAAGCACCTGCCGCCAGGTGTCTGCGGCGCTCATGGCCATTCCATAACACTCCATTGGCCCTAATCCACCCGTGGCAATCTCGCGGTAACGGATGCGCTGGTGGGAATCGAACCCCTTGATAAGCACCATCGCCTCTAAAGGCTGGTATTGCGCAGGGTTGATTTCGGGAAAATACAACCCGTATAGCTCAGCCACGGTATCCATCCAGCTTTCCACAGGTGCATTCGCACATGTCGTCTGGGAGACAGCGGCACTGAAGGCAAGCCTCGCTAATCTCGCAATTTGAGTCGTGCTTCACTGTCCTCATCCCATACATTTTGGAAAACTTGTCCATATAACGTTCTAATTGTTCCAATGCTACGAGTAAAGTCCCAATGAAATTACTCATCAGTGCCAGCAATCATTTTCAAGGTCTGTACGTACTGCTCAGTAGACCCAGTAACCACAATAGTTCTGTTCACTACGGTCTCTTCACGGTATTCCAGTCCTAGAAGTTTGGCCCGGTGTCCCATGACACGGATGCAGGTGTCGATGGCCTTGAGATCTCCAGTCATAGCCGCTCCCCAGGCAGCAGCCTGTAAGGCGTCAAGGCGGTCCATTTCCATGTCCAAAGACTCCTGGCGCAGGGCGTAATCACGCATAAGAGCAGCTCTTTGCAAGAAAGCCTTTACTTCCACGTTTGCTGTGGCTGCGTTGGCGTAACCAGCCTTAGTGGATACTTCCGTCCACGTCAGACCTCCCAGCCTAAGCTGGTGAGCTGCATAAGCGCGCTCGTCCTGGGTGGGGTTGTCGGGAAGAGGAACAAGCTCACCGTCTTTGTCTGACATATCATCCTTCCCAATAGGGATTGTCTTTCCACGATCGCTCGTTTAGTGCGTCAATAAAGTCTCCAGCGTCAATGCTGTTTGCTTGACCGTATCCCCGGCCTTGTAGGTAGATGGCCAGTTTTATCACAGCTCGGCGTTCCTCAGCGCGGGCTTGCTCAATTTCTGGGCAGATACACACCTTGACGTTGCCTTCAGAGTGTCGTTCACATAGCGGGTGATGTTGTCTCATCTTCTTCCTTTCTCCCACCTAGTGGCCCCAATCCTCTGGCGCTGCTTTGGCGTCAGGCCACCCCAGATTCCATTTGTTTCCTGAGCGGTTAAGGCCTCGTCCAGGCATTCCGGCTGAACAGGGCACGTAGAGCAAATTTGGATGGCCAAGTCGGTGCACACACCCTCTTCGTCCCACCACACAGGATTGCTTCCTGGCAATCTGCACGCAGCATCGTAAGCCCACTTCACTCCTCGTCATCCCCGTTTTTTTCTCTGGACCAGTTCAACAGCATGACCAATACTAGCGAGCCAAGAAGAACCGCCATAATGAACATGACTACGCTGCTCACCAGAATTTCCTAAATCTTTTCCACAGGGTATTCTTGCGTTTTGATTTAGCTGCCTTAACCAGTTCAACAAATTGAGCAACCTCATCAGATCTGACTTTTTTAATGAGAATGCAGTCACAGTGCTCGTTTCCCGTAAAACTGTCTACGGTATGTCGGCACAAGGGGTCGTGAGTCACGTGCGCTCCTTTGGGTATGGGGCGCCTTTCCTTTTTTCAGGCTTGGCTGCTAAAGATGATGACTCACGAGTCATACGTCGTTCTGCGTACATCCGCGCACAAAGATATGCGCTAACGGACTCAATAATTACGGTCGCGTTAACCGCAATATCCTCCGGATGGCACTTAATTTCGTAAAAGTCTTTTTCGTTTTCCTCACAATAAACCTTTAAGAAAGCTTTCTCTATGGCGTCAAAGAACTCGGCTGGAGTTAAGTAGTAATCGGGCGTGGTCACTTTTCCTGCTCCTCTGCCCCAAGAAACCCGTTGGCTGCCGCCATGGCGTCTTCTCGGATAACCATCATCCTTAAGGCGCCACCGTGCTCAAAGACTGCCCAAGGCTGGGCGTTTACCCTCTCCGCGGCTTTCTCGCGCTCATCTTTTCTGGTTCTAGCAAGCAGCGTGCAGCAGCAGGGAAGGCCCAGGAGCGAGGGACAATGGGTGTCGTGTTCATGCATTTTTGATCACCCGCCAGTTGCCGGGGTTCTTGTATGTGTAAACAACCATCTCGTTTTCGGCAGTCTTCTCGTGTTTACCGTGCTTGTTAGAAGGATGCTTTTCCTTTGTCTCCATGCGTCGTCGCTCGTCGTAGCGCGTCAGATGGATGATTGTGCACAAGCATTTTTCCCCGCAACGTTCGCAATCTCGGTCCTCAGACTCAAAATGGTCCTGCTTGGTGGTAACAATGACGTTGCCCTCTTTGTTAGTCAGGGGAGCGCAGGGGTTTTGACGCATTGGGCACAAAATGTCGTGGTAAAGGCTAGGCGCCGTTTCAGGCTCCAGCTCACACATACAGATGGAGTTTTCAGGGTACTTGCAATGTGGTCCGTGGCTCATGCGGTACTCCTCTTCTGTTAATTAAGGCTTCCTGCGTTTGGCACGTTTTTCACTGATAATCTTGGTCCGCTCAACAATTTCAGGGATGCTGGCTAGTCCCGTGTCGATTTCTACCCACATCTTATTCCGAGTACGCCCGGAAGTACCTGCCCACACGCCATATCTTTCTCGGACTTCTAGGGCGTGAGTAAGGCAATGAACAAAAACCGAACATGTGTCGCAATAACGCCGCGCGTTACTAATCTCGGTGACCGTTAGAGCTGGCCTTACCCCCGCCTCAGAGGTTCCAAAAAACACCCTGTCGGGGACTCCGGCACAGGCGGCGTGATTATGCCACTCCGGAATAAGACGGCCCAGGCCTAGACCCTTTTTCTCGTCTTCCCCATATAGCTCGTCTAACGCTGAATTCGAACGTGTGTTCGTCAGAGAGTAGTATTTAACGCCCGAAGAGGGCAATGCAGGTGGCGTCAATGTGGTTTTGGTCACCGGCACATAACACAAAATAGTCGGGGTGCAATAGATTAAGCCATTGCGACACGCCGGTTTTATCCATATTTCCCCTCCCTACTACTTTTTTCTTCCAAGAGGCTACGGGGACAAACTCAGCTTGGGGGAGCCTTGATGCAATCACCCCGGCCGTCATAGAGAGTTGCAGGGCAGTCCTGATGTTACGAGAGCCTGCTAAAGGCGGCTCCTCGATGTACACAGGTTCTTCTGTGCTAATTGTTTTGTCTATCCATTCAGATATTTGACTCAGTTCTAAGGCTCTACCTAGTCCACGTTTCAGCACAAATGAATAAAGCTGGAGAGTCAATCCATCAAGGTGCGCAGCATAAACACTACGTACCCCCAGGTCGACTCCCCAGCTCATTTGTTTAGTTTCAGGCTGAGGCATCTACAAGAAGATATTTAAAAGTAACCGCAGCGTTGTTGATCGCAGCAGCAGTGGTGTTTACAGCGTAGACAGTAACGGTATCTGCTGCCGTAACGGATGCCCCAACAAACCCAAGTCCATTTGTGAGGGCGGGAACATTGAGGATGACAATATCGCTCGTGGTGGCTCCGGTAAGCGTGAAAGTAGCGCTTCCGGTAGATACTGCCGCGATAGAGGGAAAGTCAACAGACGCGGTTCCAGAAGCAATCTTGTTGATAGTTGTTCCGCCGCCTACTGTGAGGGTGGCGGCAGAAAGATCACGGGTAGCAGTGAGGGAACCGACTCTGGCGTTTCCCCTTGTAAGACTGTTTGGCATGGTGCTCCTAACAACGAAGGTATCTTCATAATACAAAAGGTTTCGACTCATATTTAATCACAAATTTTTCCGTGACTATTCCTCATAGCGCTGAGCGTGCAAGAGCTGCTCCTGGGTGAGGCGCCTTGATCCCAACTCCGCGCACTTTCTAGACAGCTCAATAAAGCTCCTCAGCTCCCCTGTGCGAAACTTGTAAAATGGGGATCCACGCATAACAATCCCCTCACGCTCGGCTACGTGGATAAGCATGTCAATCTCCTGAGCGCGAGAATAATAGGTAGTGGCTACCTCCCCCATGGCTAAATATGGAGAATTGACCGGAGAATCTGTTCTTCCCAACAAAATATCAACATAGCCATGAATCTCTTTCCACAGTTCTTCAACACTGGGCAGTCCATACTGTGTGGGAACTTCGGTAAGTCTCGTACCTAGCTGTACGTCTTTTGGAGCATTTTCAGTGCTTCCCCGGCGGATTTTTACCGACATAACCACTCCTGAATTGTAGTCAACCTTATCTTGGAGATGAACATCTTTTCTATCTGGAGGAACTATGGCTACAGTCACTTTGGCTTCAAACGCAATTACTTACACAGCAGGCGCTGCGCTTAGCCTGGCTGGAGTCGCCGGTCAATCGGTCACCTCTGCCGATACCGCTACCGTTGCTCCGGGCAAGAATGTCTTTATTCGCGTCAAGAATACCGGTGGATCTGCGGTGACCGTCACAGTAGCGGCTCCTGGTACTACCGCATGGAACTCTGCCATCCCGGATCTTGTAGTAACTGCCCCGCTGACCTCTGGCGATATTGCAGTTGGTCCGATTGACGATAGCTTTGCTGATCCGGCCGATGGCTTGGCAAAGATCACCGTCAGCGGAACGGTGAACGTGAGTGCTTTCACAATTTACTAAACCACGTATCTGATCAGATACACGGCAAGGGCCTGGCTTCTTTACTGGAGCTGGGCCTTTGTCATTCGTCGTCGTCTTCGACTTCGACAAGTTCCTCAAGTGGAATATGCGGAGACCACTCGTATTTTGCAATGACTGAGGCGGCGTGGGCAAAAACCTCCATTGCGCGCCGAGTAGCGTCGTCAAGGGAATCTGGGTAAGACCGGTTAATAAAGACTGTTGTCTCCAGGTCACCGTAACGAATTTCAATGCGCTCCATGTCGCCACCTCTCTCACTTCTAGACTCCCCCGTCAGTCGACTCAGGCCATGAGGCGGAAGGGCAAATGTCGCGAAACTCGCATCCCCTCCAGATATAACCCTCTTTAGTTTCACAAGAGCTAAGCATGGGCGGGAGGGTATTGCTGGTGTAATTACTAATTAGAGATTCAATCTCGTTCATAGCTTTTTGAGCAATAACCTGGTCATAAGTGACTCTAAACTCCCGCCACTCCGACGTGTCTTTGTTTTCGTAGACAATAGAGAACCGGTCTGACACCTCTTTGCGCATGATCATGTAGGCGTGGACCTGAAGCAGATGCTCCTCTTTGGGACCAAAATCCATGACACGGCGGTACCCATGGGAGTTTATGGACTTCAACTCAAACCCGCTATTGTCATACAAAACACCATCCATTGTCCCTCCTAGCATTATTTCAGGAGACTCAACGGGAACCTCGGGCGAAACCAGCCAGCCTTCGGTGATTCCAGCCATTTGCCAGCGCAGGTGAATAAACTCCCCCATTGAAAATATTCCAGCTAGCTGTGAATCAATGTCTAGACGTTTAGGCATACCTAAATACGTGAACATACGAGAGCGTGGGCATCTGGCCATTCCCGAAGCGCGGAACAGCCTGGCTCTTTTGCGAGACCCCCCTACATTGCGCTGGAGGGCTTGTTGGGCAAATTCCAACGCTTTTTCTGAGTAAATTGGGTTGGGATTGGAAGACATCCAGCGTTCGTGGCGCACCGTAATGGGCAAGTCTCCCTGGGCTGCGCGCAATAGTTGCTTAAGTTTGGTCACGCCCATACTTCCTTTTTAGATAATCGTCGGGTCCGGTATATATCGGTTTGTTGTTTGTGCTGTCCCAAATTGCGCTGCCCTCAAGAAGCAATCCGCCCTCATAAGCTTCAGCGCCGTCGCTAAGACGGTGACAGCCCGGGCACAAAGCAACCAAGTGGTAAATCTCCCCGGCTTTGTCTAATGCTCCGCCGCCTCGGGCTCTAGTAAGCATGTGGTGTATTTCTACAGGAGTTTGCCAGCACCTTGACCACGTGTTGTTAACGGAGACTAAAGCCTCACACATGCCGCCGGACCGCTCCTGAATCAAGCGTCGTTGCTTGTCGCTCATTCCAAGTTCCCGAATCCGCCGTAAGACTCTATTTTGGCGATTGTCCCAACTGACCGGTCACCGCTTTCTCGCAATGACTTGATTCCAGTAACTTTTCTATGATTTACAATAGAAGCAAGATGGTGCATAGACGTGTAACCAGTTTCAGGCCGCGCAGTAACTATTTCTTCCGCGGCCTTCTCGCCAACCCCAGGAACACTCAGCATTCCCTTGCGGATTCCTTTACGCCTGGGGTCTATCCCGTAGGTGACACCGGAGTCGTTCACGTTTGCCTTAAGAACTCTCAAGCCTCTGGATCGTGCTGCGTCAACATAGTCAAATTCCTTGTCCGTGCCCGCAGCAACGGCAAGCAAAGCGGCGTAGAAGTCCAGAGTGTGATGGACAGACAAATAAGCGCATCGGTAAGCAGTGAGCCCGTAGGCAACCGAATGGGATTGGTTGAAACCGTAGGCGGCGAATCCCTCAATGGCGCCCCACAGCCATTCCCAATCCTCGTCAGTCATATTGGCGGCGTCGGCCATGCCACGAACTTGATCTCGGTAGCCACGAATGACGCCACCAGCGTCCCCAACATCTGCGTTGGAAGCCTTAACAGCTTTCAAAAAAGCCGTCAAATCATCAGGGTCCATTCCCAATTCGCGGAGTATTGCAATCACTTGCTCTTGGAATACCATGATCCCATAAGTGGTCTTTGTTTTAGCCGCGATGATTGGGTGCCTTTCCGCAACCGTTTCCAACCCGTGCTTGCGCCTAATGTAGGAGGAAGTAGCTCCCGATTGAATCGTCGCCGGGCGGAACAAGGCCATCGAGGCAACCACGTCGTTAATAGTGGTCGGCTTGAGTTCCCGGCATCCACGGCGCGCAGTGTAACCCTCCAACTGGAAAACACCATCAGTGTCGCCTTTGGCAATAGCGGCGTAGGTCTTGGCGTCGTTAAGCGGAATCCAGTCAAGTCCCTCGAAAGGGTCCCTCCCGAGGTTGATCATCGTCTGGTTGAGTACTGAAAGAGTTTTTAACCCAAGAACGTCAAGTTTGACCAGTCCAAGAGATTCGATGTCTCCCATTTCGTACTGGCTTACTGAGGTTTTAGATGAAGCCACCTTCATCATTGGGACAATTTTGTCAAACTCGCTCTGTGTTGTAGTGACAATCAGACCAGCCGCATGTGTTCCGTAGGCATTAAACGGACCGTGAGAGGCAATTTTGACAAGCTGACGTTTGTCTTCAATGGGGATTAAATCCCATGGCGGTGTGGGTTTTCCTTGCTTTTTCAAGCGCTGGTAATAACGCACCCGCAAGCTTCCCTTGCCATCTTCTTCTTCTGGGGTGATTGTGTGCTGGAGCCAAGTTCCAATCTGGTTGACGGAAAACCTACTTTCTAGCCACGCCATCAGTTCCGGTCTACGGGAATGCTCAACGTCAAGGTCAATATCCGGCGGTTTAGTCCGGTCTCGGCTGATAAAGCGCTCAAACAACAGACCCCACTTCAAAGGATCTACCTGAGTGATGCCCAGCAACCAACAAACAATCGACCCAGAAGCCGACCCTCGCGCTTGATAAAAAATGCGGTTGTTTTTGCAGTAATCAGTCACTTCGGATACCAGCAATAGGTATCCGCTCATTCCGGTATCGGAGATGATTGACATTTCAGTCTCTAGGCGATCAATGTAGCGCTTAGAGTCAACACCACGATTCGAAAGCTCCTGCATAGTGCGCAAACGCAAAGATTTCTCAGGTTCTGCCACAGTAAAGGGAATCCGGTAAGAGTATTGTTCTAACTCCGGAATGGTCAGGTCGTGTGCCTCCAGGAGGTCGGCAAGTCCTTCGCATCCCCGAGCAAACCGGGCGTCGTGGTGTCGCTCCCGTAGCCATTGGTCATCAGCCAAGTGAAATCCGTCTCCGGGAAATCTAGCGTCATCTGGATCGTCTCCGAAAGCGACCAGTCCTTTGAGTGCGTCATGTGTCTCCTTGTCGTGTTGATCGCAATAATGCGAATCTTGAGTAAGTACACAGGGCAAACCTAGTTCATCAGCCAGCCCCATCAAAGCGTTTGATAGAGAATCATCGTCTTGTCCGTTGCCATGATCAATGTTGTGATTTTGCAGCTCAACGTAAAACCGGTCGAACCACTTGGCGTACCCCGTGAGGTAAGACCGGGCGGCGTCCATGTCGCCTTGAGAAATTGCCTGAGAGGTAAACCCGAAGTAGCACCCGCTGGTTGCCGCCAAGCCTTTGAGGTAGCCGTCCTCGGCCAGACCGGCAAGATCAGCCTGGTCCACTATCGGCTTGTGAAAGAAGTTCTGGTGGCTCAGCGTGCTCAGCCGTACGAGGTTCTGGTAACCCTCAGTAGTGAAGGCAACTACACACATGTGGTGACGCTTGGCTTTCTTATCTCCGCGATCTCCCACGACATAAAGTTCAGTGCCAGGGAACGGCTTGATGCCAGCTTTCATGGCGTGTTTGTACAGCTGCACAGATCCAGCCATGTTTCCGTGGTCGGTCAGTCCCAGAGCCTTCTGACCCATGCGGGCGACCGTAGCCACCATGTCTTTGACATCCGGCAAGGCGTCGTTAGCGGAAAACTTCGAGTGACTGTGGAGGTTCCATATTTTTGGAGTTCTCTTAATTTTTATATTCACGTCCCTGCGCCCGGCTTGGACGGGCAGGCCACCTCAGGCGACAGGGGTCCTATTCAGTTGTTGTTTATTTTTTAGCCCTCCATACCCGCACTGGGCGAGCATGACAGGCGGTACGCGCCGAAGGTATATAGGTCTCCGTTGGAAAGCAAATTCCCTGTTTACGTGCTGCCTGCATTATTGCACCTAACGCGCGCGGCTCATGGGTAGACTCTCCAATTAAATCCAACGCCTCCCACACATCGTCAGTGGTGAACTCTCCGCAGTTGCGAGACAGCCGAGCAACTACTGCCAACGCCTTGGCCTTCCATATCGGGTTGGCGTGCTCTCTGACTCTGTCGATGGCTTCGTCGCGCGCCTGAGTTGCTGTGTTCACTCCTCAGCCATCGAAGTAAGCAACTCTTCGATGATATCTTCGCGCTCACCATCTTCGCTAATGCTAATACTGGCGCGCTTGGCCAATTCCACTAGTTCGCGTTTGGTCATTTTTCGCACGGCTTCCTCATCGACCACCTCGCTTACTGCCTCCTTAGCGGAGGCTGCATCAAAAGGGATTTCTTCGTCCTCCTCCTTAACCGCAGGCTTTGCCTTTGGCTTTGGAGCCGAACCGTCGTTTGGCGTTTCGCCCCACGCGTCAACATATGACTGCGTAAGAATGGATTCAATGTCTTTAGCTTGACGCTTGAGGGCATCGGTGTCGACATCGTATTTGTCATCCTGCTCAACGTCGTAAGTAGTCTCTAAACCTTTACCATCTTTAATGATGATGTAATCGCGGCTAGTAATAGTCCCGTTGTTACGTTCGGCGCGCGCTACCAGGCGATTGACCAGCGTGACTGGCATTTTGATTGGCACCACGTAGCCTGTCTCGGGCATAAGTACGTTGGTGGCATATTTGCGGCTAGCGCGAGAGACCTGATCGTCAGTAGACAAGCAACCAGGACAGGTGTTTCGATCCTGCGTGCACGGGAAAGACTTGCCCTCCATAAAGTGCTCGCGGTAGACAATCCAATCGTCGCATTCCTCTATAAAACGGACCTTGGTGTCACCGGCCTTAAAGTTGCGCAGCCAGTCGGCGTCGCGAGGTCCCTCTGAGATGTTTTTCTTCGCTGTTCCAAATTTCATGTTTTTTTTCTTCTTCCTGTGTGTTGTTAGGAGTACTTCTCTACAGTTTCAACTGTGTCTTCAATGACTTTGATGATCTGCTCGTTAACTAAAGCAGACGTGTTTGAAATAGCGTCTTCAAGGGTCTCGCCCGCTTCTACCTCACGAGAAACTCCTAGCTTCACCCACGCCTTGTCGCCGTTGATGTGCAGTTCATGAGTTATTGAGATTTCTACGTTGCTCAATTGCCCTCCTCATATGCAGGTTGGAGCAAATCGCTCCATTCTTTGATCTCGTTTGCTTTGCTTGTCATGTGCGACGCTTCTTCTTCTTTTCCTTCATTTTGTAGCTGTTCAGCTTTTTTCTTGTAGTAGTACGCACGTGAATATGCTTTTTGACGTTCCTTGCGCTGTTCGACTGACCATTTAGCCGGACGCCCGCGTTTGGGCATTGGGCCATCAGAGTCAATTACTTCACGGCGAGCGTTAAGAAGGCCACGGATTCTGCCAATGTCTTCTCTGGTGTACAGGTGAATTTTCAGCTTTCCAAACCACACCGCTTTGCTTGGGGTAAGCCCTTCAGTGCCTTCTCGGATGAACTTACGCAGGCTCACCTGAGAAACACCTAGCATCGTGGCAGCCTCTGACAATTTAAAGTACTCGCCGCTGAGGGAGCGCACAAACCGTGTAGACGGATCACGAGGAACGACACTCATGAAGAAACACCTCGCACACTAAATCGAACATACGGGGTACTTGGAACAACTTTGACGTTTTCAGCTATTGCGTTCATGTCAATGCTTCCTTCAGTAATGGCTTTTGCGAGCATGCCATTGTCCACTTTAAGAACAGCAATCTTTTCAAAATCGCTGCCGAGGGAGGACCGTAACCCTTCCTCATTTATGACGTTGCGTTCGGTTTGCACAACCGTGGCAATAATTTCCTGGCCATCAATGTCTGCGCTGCCGCTTTTTACCTGCCGGGCAATCATCAGTTCTGCCAGCATGTGTTGAGCCTTTTTGTGCTGTTCCTCGGAATGCTGGTAAGCCAACTTCGCTTCGCGCGCAACGCGAATTGCTTCAGCCAACTCGTCGGTATTAATTGCTTTATCTTGCCTGCGGATCTTCATAGACACACCTTAATCACAGAGTGGGTAAAAGTGCAACATCTTGGAGCAAAGTCTTTCGGGTGTCGCAGTCCATTTCGGCCAAATCCTTAACCGAATCCTGCCACCGGAGGCTGACAGTGGAGATTCCAATATCTCCGAGCAGCCGTTCAGCGTCTTCTCGGGCAGCAATTCCCGCCCTGTCTTCATCGAATGCCAGGATCACGCGAGTAGGGCTCAAGCGGCTCAATAGCCGTACTTGCTCAGGGTAAAGCCGAGATCCGTAACAAGCAAGGCCGACGTAGCCCGCTTCCCACACCGCTATGGCGTCCATGGCTCCTTCAACAAGCACTGGGGTTGCGACCACGCCCTCTGTATACCCAAACATCAGCCTTGAGGTTCTGACGCCAAACGGGTATCGATACTTGGGACCTTCTCCTTGAGACCGCGAGACTACCCCCAGAACGCGCCCCTGAGGGTCTCTGAGGGGGTAAACCGGGACATCCTTAACTGGGTCCCGGCCTAACCGAAAGTGCTTCAGCGCCCCTGGTGTAAACCGGCTGAGCCAGTACGGGTCCTTTGGAGAGTCGAACATGTCTAGCCAGCTTTCTGGGTAGATTTTCTGTTCAAAGTCCAGCAGGCCCTCAATTTCGCGGTGGACATCGTGGATATCCGGTTCAGAGAAGCCATCCACCTTGCCCGAAGCTCCGCAGGCGTAGCAGTACCAAAGCCCCTTGAGGATATTGACGCTGGCGGAGGCAGAATGGTCGTTATGAACTGGACACAAAAAAGAGCGCTCATTACCAGTACCTCGGGATACAGCGTCGGCTAGGGTGCGATGGTTCATCGGTACACCCTCTCTCTCAGAGCCTCAACGGCCCACTCGCGCAAACTTTGCCCATGTTCTTCGGCAGCAGCGAGAAAATCAACAAAATCCTGAGTTGTCAAAGCGACCATGAGCACCCCATCGGAATGAGGAGTTTCAGTAGCGGAGAGACAATCCATGCACAAAGGATAGTGTCCCTCGTCGTTACCGCAGTTTACGCAGATATCAACCATCATCAGTCGTCGCTTTCATCATCGCGGCGTTGGTCTGCTTCTTCGCGAGCGATTTCACTAAACTTTCCTCGTTCGGGGTCAAACTCAGAGAAAAACATTACTCCAGAGGAACCATGGCGGTTTTTCTCTATTGAAGCAACCATAGAGGTTTGAGAGTAACGCTTATGAGTAATAACCACATCCGCGTCCTGCCCAAGGGCGTCAGACTGAGCAAGATTTCGCACCTTGGGAGGGCGCCAGCCCCCTTGGTCCCCATCTCGGTTAATTTGAGCTGCGGAAATTATTGATATGTCTTTGGATACAGCAAGTTCTTTAAGCTGATTGGAAATCGAAGCCATAGTGCGCCAGTCGTCTACAGCACGATTTCCCGTCGGGGAAGCCAATAGGCCCGCGTAGTCAACAATAAACAAATCAGCTTTGTCCGTGTGGGACGCAATAGTCGCTGGAGAGATTCTTCCGTAAGAGGAGTCCACAATGAGCAATGAACCCGGCACGCCCTCTTTGATCGTGTTAGCAAGGCGCTTGTAGGCCAGCAAATCGTAGGAGCGCCCATGCAGTTCAGAGTGGCGTACGTCGATACCTAGCTCCCGAGCCAGCAAGGTGTGCATTCTGGTGCGTACCTGTTTTTCGCTCATCTCTAGCGAGTAAAAAATAACCCGCTTCCCTTGCATAAGCGCGTCTTTGGCTAGATAACCCAAATACCAGCTCTTGCCCTGTCCAAGGCGAGCTGCGACGTACCACAAGTCTCCTGGTCGAATACCTTCAGTAGTGGTTCGCAAAGTAGGCCAACCGATTTGTAGTCGATCCACGGGAAGGTTGTAATCGTCCAGAAAGCTCATGTCGCTTAACGCGTCTACAAGAGGTTTTGCTTTTGAGGGCAAGGCAAAGCCCGCAACAGCCATAACTGCCGACTCAAGATCTCCGTCAGACAGCATTGTGGCCGCATCGCGAACAGCACGCGTAAACTCTCTTTTGGTGTAGTGGTAAATCACCTCGTCGGCTGGAAAAGCCACGTCGACGTTGTCGGTAATTCGGAAATCGGGGAACTTAGTCAGCAACGAATCCTTACTTGGCTGCTGGCCTGCGTAAACCCCGGGATAGCTGAGAACCCATCGGTACTCAGCCTGATAACCAGTGAACATCTCAGGGAGTACCCCGAACTGTTCTGCGGCAGTCGCGTCCCCGGCATTAATAAGCGCGGAGATTAATAGAACTTCAGCGGAAGGGCGGATCATAGTGAGCATTTCTACATGACCTGGCAATGATTGGTCAAGAGCAGAATCTGATTGTTTACAAATTTCTTTTTGAAGACAAAAACACCCCCCGGCCTTGACAAGCTAGCCGAGGGGTGCTGTAAGGTGCGATCCGCCAAGAAACACCTTGGTGCAGACCTTACGGGATGCGTCAATAAGTTTCAAGGCCGTTACCGGACGTAAACCGGGAGCTGCAAGGTACTTGTGAGACACGGAGAGCCCTCACAAGGTTTTACCAAGCTAAGCAGTATCTGCCCGCTCTTGGTGGGATATGCGCCCCACCGCGACGGTCTGGTCACAGCCAGTGATCAGGGTCCCCTTCGGGGGTTTGTGGACACACACAGGATGGTGTCTTCGGAGTGGTCGACTGTCGCCTCTCCTAGCGGAAGTTTCGCTGGGGTAGGGGCGATCTATGTCCCACTCCAGGATGCTATAAAAAACTTCTTATATTTTCTTTATATAACTTGCTTTTTAAGTATATATGTGTCATAATTAAGTCATAGCCGAGAGAGCACTAACCGTTGGCTTGCCCTGAAATAGTCTCTGATAGGCAGATTCAGGGGTCTCTTCGGGATAACCACAAGTGTGGACAACCCTGTGGACAAAGCCAAAGCTCTCAAAGCAAACAAGCCTCAGTCATCCGACTGGGGCTATTTTTATTAGGGAGGAAAAATGTCAACAACAATGGTCAAGCTGTGGTTCAGTGAACCGCGTCTTGTTGAAAAAGAAATGCACTTAATTCAGGTTCT